GGCTGCGTCCACCGGCTGCACAATCCCGGCAAGATCGACCTGAAGCTCATCGAGGTCCAGGTCGGCAGCTATACGGGCGAGGACGACATCGTGCGGATCGAGGATGTCTACGCGCGGAGTTAAAGTGCGTCGGAGATAGCTAGGAGCAGCTGCTAGAGCCTGCCATGGACCGGCGGCGAGTAGAGTGGTCTGTTTTAGCATGATTCAAACAAATGCGACCATGTGTAAACCTGTAAGTGTGCTTGCATAGCGTTCGTAATCCTTGACGAGGCGGCGAAAACGGGTCGCCCATGCGAAGGATCGCTCTACCACCCAGCGGCGGGGTAGGACGACGAAGCCCCGCTTGGCCTCCGGCAGACGGACAACCTAGAGTTCGACGCCGTTCTGGCTTGCTGCCGCGGTGGCCTTCTTTCCGGTGTAGCCCTGATCGACGAACGCCTTCTCGACGCGAGCTATGGCCGAAATTGGGTGATGGAGCCGATCAGGCGACGCGTTGATTTGCATCGGGAATGATCGCGACACCGTCGGCGAATTTGACGCCTGCGATGACCATCGGCAAGCGATTTTCGCCTTTCAGCCTTCGCCAGGTCTTCGAAGCCGCCATGACGAGCTTGAAGACCATGAGCTTGGCGGTCTTGTGCGACAGGGCGCCTTTCGTTCGCACGGTTCGGTGCCGGACAGTGGCGAAGACGCTCTCGATCGGGTTGGCCGTGCGCAAATGATCCCAATGTTCCGCCGGGAAGTCGAAGAAGGCGAGGAGCGCCTCGCGATCTTTCGTCAGGCAGTGGACGGCCTTCGGATATTTGACGCTGTTCGGCGGGAGAACAGTCCACTGGACTGTTCTCGTTCACCGCCTCACTCTCCTCGAACATCGCGATGGCAGCCTCGGCGCTGGCACGATCCGGCGCATCACGGACCTCTCGCAGATCGGCCTTCATATTCGGCTGCACCGACTTTGGGACCTTGTTCAGGACGTTCGTGACCTTGTGAACCCAACACCTCTGGTGCTTCGTTCCTGGAAAAATCTCATCGAGCGCCTTCCAAAAGCCCATGGCGCCATCACCGACTGCGACTTCAGGCGCGATGGCAAGTCCGCGAGCCTTCAGATCGACGAGGAGTTCGCGCCAGCTTTGAGTGCTCTCGCGCACGCCCATCTGGAAGCCGACGAGTTCTTTCTTTCCCTCCGGCGTCGCGCCGATGATCACCAGCATGCAGGCGGCGGCGTCTTCCATGCGTGCCTGGCGGTAGACGCCGTCAGCCCAGACGTAGACGTAATGGCGGGCGGAGAGATCGCGTCGCTGCCAGCGGTCGTAATCGCCCTGCCAGTCGTCCTTCAGCCGAGAGATCACCGACGGCGAAAGGTTCGGCGCGTCCTTGCCGAGCAAGGCTGTGAGCGCCTCTTGGAAGTCTCCCGTCGAAGGCCCCGCAGGTAAAGGACCGGCAGCAAGGCATCGAGGCTCGTCGTGCGGCGCACCCGTGAGGAGCGTTCGCGAAGCGAACGGATCGCACGTCGATCCGAGCGAGGAACGCATCGAGCGACATCGCGAGAGGCCGGCAGGACCGCAGAGGTGAAGGTGACGCGTTCGCTGCCGACGCCATCGCCGGCGCCACGATCGCGAACCTTCGCCCGCTTGACCGGAACCGGGCCGATGCCGGTCTGGATCGCTCGCTTCGGGCCGTGGCCATGGCGAACGAAACGAGCGCCACCATCGGAAAGTCGCTTCTCCTGCATCGCGGCGAGGAAGGCAGCGGCTTCCGCCTCGATCGCCTCGGCAAGAAGACGCCGGGCGCCGTCGCGCAGGACTGTGGTCAGGGGATCATCAATCGTGTCGGGATGTCGAAAGGCGGAAACGGTGCTATCCGCCGTCATGGGCGTATCGCTCCTACGGGAGGTTCTAGCAGGCTTGATCACCCGCCTCGATACGCCGCCTCTCTCAGACCGTCATCACCCAGCTTCCGCCATAGCTCTCTCGACGCTGCCGTCGGTCTCTGTCTTGATCGCTGGCGTTAATCGCGCGACCACATCCCGATTCCCCACATTGGCCGGCGTTGTCTCCAAGCCGATCGGATATCCGATCGTATCGGTGCCAAGATGGATCTTCGAGCCGTTCTTGCGTTTGGCACCGTCGTATCCGGCCCGCTCGCCGCTTTCGGGGAGGAGCGGAGCGTGCGACTGTCCAGAACCGCCGCCGACGGACCGGGTTCGCGTTCCGCGGTCATGCGCAGGACCGCGCGAAGATCGTCGGCGATGTCGACAAAGCAGTCCGCCGCGAGCCAGCGCTGCATCTGCTGATAGACAGCCGCCCAAAGCGGCAGGTCATGCGGCAAGAAGCGCCATGGGATGCCCGTCTTCACCACGTATCGCAACCCGTTGAAGACCTCGCGAAGGTCATGGTCGCGCTGACCGGCTTCTTCGTCGAGAAGCCGAAGATAGGACGCGACTAAAGCCCACTCTTCATCGGAAACGTCGGTCGGATCGGAGAAGCGACGGTCTGACATGATCAATCAACGCAAAACCATCAAAACCGATTCATAACAGGCTCTATGACAACGCTCTCGCTGAGACGATCAATGGCCTCTACAAGGCTGAGGTCATTCACCGACGCGGACCATGGCGCAGCTTCGAAGCGGTCGAATTCGCTACCTTGTCCTGGGTCGACTGGTTCAACAATCGCCGGCTGCTGGAGCCCATCGGCAACATCCCGCCGGCGGAAGCCTAGGAACGCTACTACGCCATGCTGGAGCAGCAAAACATAGCAGCGTAACTTAAACCAAACGGCCTCCGGCAAACCCGGGGCGGTTCAACCCATCTGGCGATCGCCATCGCCCGAGCCCGCATCCGCTCAGGCGCCTGGGGCCGCTTCTTCAACGTCGTCGACCTCGTCAACAAGCTCGAGGCGAAAGGACGGGCGGGCCGGCAGGGACGCATGGCGGACTACCTCACACGGTGGACTTCATCGTCCTCGACGAACTCGGCTATCTGCCGTTCGCCCAGTCCGGCGGCCAGCTCCTGTTCCACCTGATCAGCTGGCTCTACGAGCAGACGTCGGTGATCGTCACCACCAATCTCGCCTTCGGCGAATGGCCCTCGGTCTTTGGTGACGCCAAGATGACGACGGCACTCCTCGATCGGCTGACCCACCACTGCGACATCATCGAGACCGGCAACGAGAGTTGGCGCTTCAAGAACCGCCTCTGATCGACTGCCCTAGCGCCGTACGCAACGGCCTCGTCATCGCTTCGCCTATGGCTTCGCGATCACGAGGCCGTTGCGCATCCGACACCCGCGGAGGGGTCCCGTTTGAACGCCGATGAGGGGTCCCATTTCAAAGCCGTTTGCCAGCCCGCGTCCGTATGGCGGAAAGGGCGCCCGATCGACCCCGGCTTCCCAAGGTCGGAAACACGGCTGCGGCACTGGCCGCACTCGATCGCATCGGGAAGCGATCACACACATCCCGCTAATTAGCCCATCGGGATTGGCCGAGGGCATAGCGGAGAAGACCGCTAATACCGAGAAAACGTGAGCCCGCCCGCCTGTGGCTCGACGCTACACGCCGCAATCAGGATGGATCTATCCGCCAGGCCGCCCGCTGGGTCATCAAGGACGGTAAGAAGGCCGTTACGACGGGCTTCCTGGAAGCCGAGCGGGAGAGGCCGAAGAGGCCCTATCCGCATACCTCTACGACAGGCAGCGGGCGGCGCCCGAGAAGAACCGTATGGCGGAGGACGTCGGCTGCGCCGAGGTGATCCTGTCCTATGTCGAAGCCGCACTGCGTCGCGTCGCCGTTCCTGACGATCTTCGGATGCGGGCGAAGAAGCTGATCGAGTTCTGGGGCGACAAGCAGCTTTCGGATATTGGCGTGGACACCTGTGAGGCTTATGTCGAATGGCGGGGTAAGCTACCCTTTGCCCGCCGAGAGCTGGACGAGTTCCGAGCGGCGATCGCCAGGGCGCATGCACGCAAGCTCTGTCGCGACAAGCCGACCGTCACGATCCCGCAGAAGGGCAAGAGCCGTCGCGACTATCTGACGAGGGATCAGGCAGCCGCGCTTTTCTGGCATCTCTACAAGACCCGCAAGGTGCAGCACGAACACACGACGAAGCGCTTCCCAATGCGGCATATCGTGCCCTTCGTCCTGGCACCTCTCTACACTGGAACGCGCTCGCGTCGGATCTGGCAGGCCAGTCTGGTTCGCCAGGAAGGCCGGCCCTTTCTCGATCCGGAGTCCGGCGTCTTCTACTGCGCCTTTCCGGGCAAAGACGTGTCGGAGACGAAGCAAGCCGGGTCGATCCGCATCCCTGATCGTCTGAGGACTAACGCTCGTCGGTCGGCGAAGACGAAGACATATGTCTGCGAATATCGGGGCAAGCCATCGGACCCGAAGAAGGCTTTGGCCAAGGCATTCGATCAGGTCTTCGGCGAGGGGCATCCCTTCGTCCGACACTCCCTCCGCCACACCCGCGCGACATGGCTGCTCTGGGCCGGCGAGGATGTGGGCGACATCACGGCCTATCTATCAATGACTCGCGAGATGCTGATGAAAGTCTACGGGCACCAGCACCCAGATGCCAACAAAAACGTCGGGAAGGCGCTTTCGACGGGCAGGGCGGGAAGGCGCCGACCATCGATTTAGTTCGTTTCGCTGGCCGAAAAGGTGGTTGGCTTCTCAAGAGCCGATCACCATATCAGAAATAATCCAATGAAATCAGGCCAGTAAATGGTGGGCGCGACAGGGATTGAACCTGTGACCCCCTCGGTGTGAACGAGGTGCTCTCCCGCTGAGCTACGCGCCCGGTGCCTGCTCTGTAGGGGTTTGCGTGTTTCGGCGCAAGTCCCGATTTCACCGTCCGTTCCCGGTGATTTCCGACGTTTCGGTAAACATCGGTGGACGCGATCCCGGTTCGTTCGCCGATGGCGAATGTCACGCACGGCTGCCATAGCGCCACGAAATGTCACCCGTGTGCGACATTCCCCGACACCCGCCTCGCGCCAGCCGCCACCGCTATTCCGGAAGACATGACCGAAGACCGCGACCCCGACATCCGGACTGACGATCCCACGCACTACAGATTCCTGGCGCTCGTGAAACGCCTCGCCGGTGGGATCTATGTCGAGGAGACGATGTACGTCCTGGGCGTCGCGAAGCGCACCGCCGAGAGGTGGCTCGGCGGCAAACCGGTCCCTGATCCCGTGATTGAGCGCATGGAAGAGGCCGCGCCTCTCGTCGAGGACTTCCAGCGCGATCTCCACGCGCTCGTCGGCAGGCACCGGGAAGCGGGTCTGAGCGAACACCTGATGCGCCTCCGGATGCGCCAGTACTCGAAGACGCTCGCAGAGACCCCGGAAAAAGACGACGGGTAAGGACTTCTTAAGAAGTTCGCGCTAGCGTCCGAATTCCTTTGACCTCTCGCAGGGCCGGCTACGTCGGCAGGCGGGGAACCGGAGACCACCGATGGCCAAGAACCTCCGCCTCCTGGGCGGTGGGCGCGACGACGCGCCCGATGCCCTCATCCTCGACGACATCCACGACCTCGCGTCGGACATCCTCCACGCCGACGAAGACGATGACGACGATCCGGATCCCGGTCCCGATCTCCGTCCGTCGCAGCGCGTCGCGCGGATCGTGCTCGAGCGTTCCGGCCTGATGCATGCATTCCGCGACCGGATCGTTCTGGGCGTCCCCGGCGTCTGGCTCGTCGAGTGCGGCGCGGACGGCTGGACTAACACCGTTATCCGGACGATCGGGAAGTCGCTTCACCTCTCGTTCGACCACTACCAGTGGGGGCGCGGCTTCGACCTGTCGCTGCTCGCTCGCGCGGCCGATCTCGGCCGCCATATCATCATGACGCGGGATGACGACGACGATCCGTTCGACGACGAGATCCGGCTCTTCGCGCTCGCGGAATTCGACCTTCGCGACGACCGCCATGAAGACGTCGCACAGATCGTTTCCGATCATTTCGGGCGTCAGATCGACTGGCCGGCCGACCTTCCGGCGCGTCGGATGCCTTACCACGCCCTCGATTACGCTCTCGTCTATGGCGCCGACGAGGCGGCCGCCGAACGCCTGGTCCGCGTCCAGATCGCCGTCGAGGAGCGGAAGCGGGCCGAGTCGGCTATCAGGCGTGTGGAAGAGCAGGAGAAGGAAGCTGCCCGGAACGCCTCGCGGCGCGGCAGCGGCGGCAAGGTCGACATTCTGCGGCCGACTTCACCCCGCGTCGAGGACCTCGCGGGCTACGGTGACGCGGCACGCTGGGCGGCTGATCTCGTTGCGGACATCGCGGCATATCGCGCCGGCGAGATCGCGTGGAGTGAGGTTGACACGGGCGCACTCCTCGTCGGCCCGCCCGGCACGGGGAAGACCTTGTTCGCAAGCGCGTTGGCGGCATCCTGCGACCTGCCCATGATTTCCAGTTCTTTTGCTCAGTGGGCGGCGACGGGCGCGTCATATCAGTCAGACACGATCCGCGCGATGCGTCAGACGTTCGAAGCCGCCGCCGCGAACATCCCGCTTTTGCTCTTCATCGACGAAATCGATTCTCTGCCTCGCCGAGGCGTGTCGCCGAGGCACGACGACTACTGGCGCCCGATCGTCAACACCGCTCTCGAATGTTTTGACGGCACGCTTCGCACGGAAGGCATCGTCGTCATCGCGGCCTGCAACGACGCGTCCGGCCTCGACCCCGCGCTCCTGCGTTCGGGCCGCCTGGACCGTCGATTCGAGATCGCGTTACCGGATGCGGCCGCGCTCGCTCGGATCTTCGCGCACCACGCGCCCGATCTGCCGTCGTCGGCGATCGAACCGGTCGCGACGGCGCTCGCGGGTACGGCGTCGGGCGCAGACGTCGCGAGGTTCGCCAGGGAGGCGAAGAGGATCGCTCGGCGCGAGCGGCGTACCGTGTCTGGGGCCGATATCCTGAAGGTCGCGCTGCCGGCTGAGACGCGGACGCGGGAACTCGTCCTCAGGACTGCGATCCACGAAGCGGGGCATGCGATCGCGCTCATGCTGTCGGGTCATGTCCCGCGCGCCCTCTCGATCGTCGTGGACAGCCTGTCGGCGGGCCATGTCTCGTTCGATGTCGATAGCACCGCCGGCCGCCTCGCGGACGTCTACAGGATCGCTCTGCCCGCGCTCGCCGGCCGGGCGGCGGAAGACGTCCTTCTCGGCGAGCCCACGATCGGCGCGGCCGGCGACCTCGAGACCGCTTCCGGCCTCGTCGCCGGCCTGGACCGCGGAGGCCTCGGCGGGTTCCTTACGCCGGCGCAGCCGGACGGAGATCGCGTCGAGGCGAGGATGAGGAGGCTCTACGCGGAAGCCGTCATGCTCGTCATCCGGAACCGCGGGGCGATCATGGAGCTAGCGCACCTGGCCGTCGAACGCCGGGTTCTCGGAGAGGCTGCACTTCGCGAATTCGCGACGAAGAGGGGGCTGGCATGATCCTCCGTTTCGCCGTCGACTTACCGGACGACATCGAACCCCGCCTTCGCGAGATCGCGGAGCGCCGCGAAGTCCCGATCGAGCGCGTCATCGGCGAGGCGCTTATTCTCTATGTCGTGCACGCGTCACTCGATGAGACGCTGCGTGAGCGCAAGATCAACTGAGGGCATCGTCATGAAGATCACTCATAACGCCGGTGCTCGCGGGCGCCGCCAGGACGCCTTCACGATGGCATGCGAGGAGATCGCGGTCGATCCCGTCGATGCCGCTGCGGCGCTGACCGAACTCTTCGCCGCGCTCACCGAGCCCGGCCGGCGGGCGCTCCTTCACCTCGTCGTCGAAGGACTGCCGACGCGCGTCGACGAGGTCGTCGGAAACGACGTCAGCGCGTCACTACTCCAGATATATGACCGACGGATGGAGGCGCGCGATGCAGATCGAGATTCCTGAGGCCACGCTTGCCCGCCTCGCGGACATCCAGTCGCGCGAGGGCACGTCACCGGAAGAATTCGCGCAGACCGCTGTCGAAGTATGGAGCCAGTTTTCCATTGAAGACCGCAGGTATCTCGGCCTTGTCGGCATGAAGATATTGCTCGCGAAGATGCGGGTCCATTCTTGCTGAATGCCCGCGTATCGTCTCGTCGTCCGACACTCAAATAGGAATCATGTCGTATGACTAAGCTCCATATCCTTTCCGATCTGCACGACGACATCTGTGCTCCGGCCCTCCAGGTGCCCTTCGAGATCGAGGACGCCGGCGCGGACGTGATCGTCGTCGCCGGCGACATCGACGGCCGTCTTTCGACGCGCGGACGTCTCCTCCTGGAGGGCATTCGCCGGCGGCTGCCGAACACGCCCATCGTCGCCGTCGCCGGGAATCACGATTTCTGGCGCGGCTCTATCGACCGCGAGATCGAACGGACCCGCGAACGCCTGCACGACGACGGGATCCACATTCTCGACGGCGACACGGTCGTTCTCGCCGGCGTCAGGTTCGTCGGCGCGACGCTCTGGACGGACTACTGCGTTGCCGGCGACGATTTCGTCGCGAAGCGGCAGGCGGCCGCCGTCATGAACGACTTCCGCTACATCCGGACGGGCTCCGGCGCTGATCGCGGCCGCCTGCGCCCGGACCGGCTCCAGTCGCTGCACGCCCGCCATCGGAGGTACATCGAAGGTGTACTGGCCCAGCCCTTCTACGGCCCGACGGTCGTCGTCACGCACCACGCGCCGCTTGCGACGAGCCTGCAGCACGCCAAGGTCACGGAGCCCGAAGACGGGGCGTATGCGTCCGATCTCGGCGAGACGATCGCGCGCTACAAGCCGGACGTCTGGGTGCATGGGCATGTCCACGTCGCCCGCGATTATGACGTCGGCGAAACGAGGATCGTCGCGAATCCGAGGGGCTACACCTGGCGAGCGGGTGCGAGGTTCGGCGGCGGGCTGCAGTCTGAAGACACGGGTTTCGACCCGCGGAAGACGATCGATCTTCCGACCCCGGCGCCGCGCGAGGACCGAGCCGAGAAGCCCGAGGATCCGATGGCGGCGTTCAAGGCACTCGGAGACGACATCTCCTCCCGGCGATCGTCGCCGTCTTCGAGCGCGTCGCCGGGCTTCAGGCGCTGACGCTTACGCGCACCCTGGCGACGGTTTCGGCCGCCGCCCGGGGCCTTACGCGCACTTTAGCTTCAGCCGTGCCCTCCAGCAGCACCCGGCCGGCCGTACTCGCACTGAACGATCGCGCGAATCCGGACGACGAGATGCTCCGCGATCTCGCGCCTCGCGGCGTCGTAATCCTGTGGGCTGATCTTCGGACGGCCGGCAGAAATCCTTTGCAGGAGGTCAGGCGGGAGTTCGAGGATCGCCATCTGGATGATCGTCCGCATGTGCGTCGAGGTGTTGTCGGCCTTCTCGTCGAGGCGGCCGAGAGGACGGCGTGGGCGGGCGCGGCGTGACATGAAGAAGCCTCCGATTCGGTGAACCGGAGGCTAAACAATGTTCTTGTTTTGATCTAGCGGGTGGCAGCGCGGATGAGGGCGTCGCCGGCGGGCGTGAGGAAGTGCCGGCAGGAGCGAGGGTCGTATTTCGTCAATCCGCGGGCTTCGAGTTCGATCATGACCCGTGTCCGCTGCGCCGGCATAATGAAGTCGCCTAGGAAGCGTCTGAGCATGATGGCGTCTGCCTGTTCGTCGGTCATCGTCACCTCGAATCTTGAGCCATTCACGTTTTCAGCCGCAGATCTCAGAGTATCGGCCAACGTAGCGCCAGCCGGCATTCAGTTCGTTCTCGCGTTCGGCGAAGTCGACGATGTAGACGTCGCCCTGCTCATCCCAGTCCTTCACCGCCGTGTAGCCGGCACGACGTGCGGTCTGGGCGCGGATGCGCTGGAGTGCCCACGACGCCTTGCCGTCCTCGTCGACGAAGGCCTCCTCGTCGCCGCGAAGGATGTCGGTCGGATCGAACTCGCGCCGGACGAAGGCCCTGTCGTCGCCCTCGCACTCCATCTCGCGGCGGTCCTCGGCGGCTTCCCATGCCTGCGAGAAAATCTTCCGTATGTCGCGTTCGGCCTGCTCGTCGAGGTCGAGGCCGCGAGCGGCGATGTAGTCCCACTCGACGTCGAGGACGTGAATATGATCGCCGTCGATCGAGGTGACGTAAGCGCCTTCGCAGATAGCCTCCGCATCGTCGAGATCGGCTTCGACGCCAGTGAAGAAAAGGCAGCAATCGAAGGCCGCGTGAGCGTGGGCTTTCGTGACCTTGAGATCGGCGACCGGGGAGCAGTGGACGAGGTGGAGGGCGGTCATCTTGGGCGGTTTCCGTATTCGCGTCTTGATGTCCCCTTATATAAACGGTATCGTTTATCCGGTCAATAAGCGATATCGTTTATTTGAGGAGAATCGTATGGGAAGACCGGCACTGGACGTCTCGCCGACGGTCGTGCGGCTGACGACCGATCAGCGGGCGCGGATCGAGGCTCTCGTCGGAAAGCGGGGGCTGGCGGGGTTCATTCGTGCGGCGGTAGAGGCCGAACTCGAGCGCCGCGAGACCGGGAAATGAAAAGGCTCCCCGGAGGGAGCCTTCCGACCGCCTGTCCGGCGGCGACCGCTTGTGCAGCGGCTAACCTGTTCGATATGGGGCGGCGCGGGCGAGGTCGCAAGCGCCGCCGGTCTGGATCGTTAACCCGCCAGCCTCGCGTGGCCGAACAGGTCGGGCCAGCGTTCGATCACCTTCGCGAAATACTGCATCCCGGACGGCGTCACGAACGTCTGAAAGCGGGCCTTGTCGTCGACCATCGTGCACTTCACGTCGAAGATGCCCATCTTCTTATAGTGCGCCCGCGGGACCAGTGAGCCACCCTGGTAGAACAGGAAGTCGCGCTTCAGGTACTGGATGAACTTGTTCGGGCTCTGGTCGAGGATGCGAGCGGCGTTCTGCAGACCGTACAGGCCGTCGGCGCCAGCGAAGTCGTCGTAGAACTCGGTCTTCGGCGCGGCGACCTCGATCGCCTTCGCCTGCTGAGACACGGTCGCTTCGAGCGCGATGACTTTTTCGGTGTAGCCGAGAAGCAGGTTCCGGAGCGCGGTCGGATCGGAAAGGTCGGTCGGTCGACAGCGAAGTTCCTCCTCCATGCGGTTGAACGCCTCGATGTAGCCCATCTTCCACCGTAGGGCCTTCTGCCCCGTGAACCCCATGACGAGCAGCGAGAAACCGTCGCGGTTCATGTCGAAGTAGCGGTGGCGCTGGGCACCCGTATTCTCGTTCGCGTAGCACCCCTGCACAAAATGGTGCAGGGCCAGAGAGGGCTCGCTCGCGATCAGCGCGTCGATCGCGCGGAGGACGGTGCGATGCTCGCGATCGAAAACCTCGGCAACGACGCGCGAGTCCGCGAAAACTGCTCCGTCCCGGATGAAAACGACGGGCTCTTGCGATATGGTGAGGGCATCCTTGGTCATGGCTTACTCCATGGTTCGAGGTCAGGCCCGGATCCGGTGTTGACGCACCGCCCGGGCCGTTTCGTTTGCCTCTTCAGGATGCCCGATTCCCCGCACGAATCAAGCGCAACTCCCTGCAAAATATAGGGTTTCGCCGCCCGCTAGTTGCGTGCATGAAAAGCGAACGCTAACGCGATAGCGTTCCGTTGATGTGCTCAGTGAGCTAATCAGGCGGCCAATGCGATGGCGGACGATCCGGTGATCTCAGTCCGATCGCGACCGTTCTCCTTCGCCAGATAGACGGCTTCGTCCGCAGATGCGAAGAGCGCGTCGAAAGAGACGGATGACCCTGCGGCCGTGGCGACGCCGATGCTCACGGTGACCTGGCACGCCTTCCCGCCGATGTCGAAGGACGTCTGCCCGATCGTCCGGCGGATGCGCTCCGCGGCGGCGACCGCTTCCGGAGCATCCGTCTCCGGCAGCGCGACGAGGATCTCTTCGCCGCCGAAGCGGGCTACCAGATCGACGGAACGAACCGAGCGGGCGACGATGTCCGCGACGCCTTGCAGAACCGCGTCTCCGGCCGAATGTCCGTGGCGATCGTTGACGACCTTGAAGTGATCGATATCGAGGAGAAGGACCGACACCGGCGTGCGCGCGACTCGCGCCGTCGCGATCATTTCGGTGATCGTCGAGCGCATCTTCCGGCGGTTGACCAGACCCGTCAGCGGATCGGTGCTGGCCTGTCGCTCGAGGTGTGACGCCCGAGCGACTCTGTAATGCTCTTTCGCCAGGAATGTCCCGAAGATCACGACTCCGAGCGTGTCTATCGCCGCCATCGGCCCGATCGTGCGCATGAATACCGCCACGGCGTCAGGGTTCGGGACGGTAAGGATGAAAAGGAGCGGCACGTTGCTCGCGAGGCCGAGAAGCGCCAGCCGCCGCATGGAATAAGCCCTGCCGTTCCGAAAGACCAGCCAGGCGAACAGGACGCCGACGAGCGCCGTCGCCCAGATGTTGGCGATGCCGGGCCACATGCCCGCGCCGCCGGCGATGGCGCGGACGATCGAGGTCATGACCGAAGAGACGATCGCCGCCATCGTTCCGCCGAACGGTGCCGCGAGGACGAGCATGACGGCTCTAGGGTCGACCCGCAGCCCGGGCGCGAGTTCGACGGCGTTCGCTATGGAAAGAGAGGCGCCCGCACCAAATACCGCCCCGATCGCGAAGCTGCGGACGAGGGGCGTCGGCACGCGCCTGAGAAGCGTCCCGTACGACATCGTCAGGAGCGCGAATATTCCGATCGCGTTCACGACGCCGAGAAGAAAACTGGGAAGCACGTAACCCTCCATCTTATCGGAAGCCACGATACGTCCGGGACTGTTACGAAATCCTCCTCGTCCACTGAATTCGTATTGTAGATCGGCGACTTGATGATCCCGAGATCCGCTCAGCGGAGGTCATAGACCCCGCACATGTGCAGATCGCCGCCGCCCTGACGCAACCTCGGCGGCCGCCGTCGCTTCTCCGCGACTGTCGTCGTCACGACGGTCCGGCCGTCGCAGACGAGGCGATAGCCGTCCACGGTGACCGCGCTCGCGCCCCTCCGGATCCACCTGTGCAGCCTCGGCGGACAGACGAGGTCGCGGGCTTCCCGGACGGAGATCTCCAACGCGGCGCAGACCGCGAGAAGGCGGGCGCGGTCGTCGGCGGCGCCGGGGCAGAGGGCCGAGAAATCGACGTGGTGCACGCGCTCGAAGAAACGGACCGCGGCGTGATCGGTGACGGGGCTCATCGCAGGTCTCCGAGCGGGATGCCGAGGCCTCGATCGGTCGCGACGGCGCCCGGCGGTGGCAGCGGCAGCGGACCGAACGAGGCCACGACTTTCCGCCCCCAGACCCGGTTCCCCGCGTCGTCCAGCGTCCAGAGTTGGCAGGGCACGCGGACCGTCCAGGACCCGTCGCCGTCGGCGAGCTTGCTCGGGACAAGAGCGTAGTAGCCACGGATCGGGATCGTGTCGCCGGCCGCGCCCATGGTCTTGCCGGCTTGCGTCCCGTCCGGCCGGAAGAACGGCGAAGGCGGAGGAACGCCGACGTCGTCCGGATCCGAGAAGTCGACCCAGACCGGGCCCCGGCCGCTTTCGAGGTCGCAGGACAGAAGCTTAAGGACGTCGACGTCGACCACGACGCGATCGTGGCCGCTCTCGTCGACGAGGCGGCTGACCGTGTAGCCGGCCGGATCGGCATAGACCTGCGCCGGCGTCTGCGCGACGACGATGCCGGCGATCAGCGCGCCGGCGGCGACCAGGTAGGAGACGGGCGAGATGTGCTTAGCCTTCGCGCGCATCAGCCTTCCCCCCGCATCGCATCGACGAGGACGCGCAGGTGGATCAGTTGCCGCTCGAGTTCCCGCTGGCTCTGGCGGAGTTCGGAGACGTCCTGCCCGGCACGCTGCGCCTCGACGATGCGCGTCTTCATGTCGTCCGACAGACGCTCGGCCGTCGCACGAACTGCCTCGATCTGAGGCACGATCTCCTCGACGATCTTCAGCCGCTGATCGATCGTGTCGATCTGCGCAGACGACTGGCTCCCGGTGTCCCAGGCGTCGGAAATGTTGCTGACGAAGCCCCCGGTCGACGCGACGAGCGCGGCGATCGCCGTCAGAACGGCCGCGACCGTGCCCCACGCGAATGCGCGAGGCGCCGGCGGCGGCTGGTTGTTAGGATCCCCGCTCACTCTTCATATCCCCTCGTCGGGAACCGGACCGCGCCCCCGCGCATTGATCCGACACCCCTCCAGAATTCTCGAAGCCCGGCTTTCCCCTCAGCCGGGCTTCCTCGTTTCAGGCCTCGCGCTGCCAGCGCTGCCAGATGTTCATCGACGGTCGGACAAGCGTCGGCTTCTCGACGACCCCCGCCCGCCGGAGCTTCTCGTCCCGGAGATCATCTTCCGCGTTCCGCAGGTCGCGCTTCGCCCGATCGACGGCGCCGAGATATCCGGCGTCGCGGCCGCCATTGCGTTCGAGCCGCCGGCGGACCTGGCGGGAAGCGCCGGCCGGAGCGACTGCTCCGCGCGAGCGGATCTCGTTGAGCGTGGCCTTGGACGTCGCGGCGGCGGCCTCGAGATCGGCGATCGCGCGAATGGCGCGCCATTCGGGAGCGCCAGCCTCGTCCGTGAAGAGGCCGAACTCCATTCGTGGAAGCGGGCGATTGCTCCAAGACGCATCAACCATCACACGGCCTCCTGGAGCCCGGCTAGGCGACGAGCCTCGGCGTGGAGATCGTCCGCGGTCCGGGCCATCCTCGCCGCGTCCTTGCCGTCTCCGCCGATATCGCGCGACAGCCGATATGCGGCTGCCGCGGTCTCGAGCATCTCGCGGATGCGGGTATGGAGATCGATCGGGTCCTCGGTGGCTTCGGGTTCCGCCTGCTCGCGCTTCACGACCTCTTCGATCCCGCGCACGGTGAAGCGATCGTCGAATTCGAACTCGATGGACGAGACCGGCCGCGGCGGCAGCACGTAGCCCTCGGCGTCCGTGAACCCGACGAGCGGATGCTGCCCGTCGCGGTGTTCGACCGTGAATATCGTCTTCATGCTCACTCTCCTTCTGTCTGACGGCCGTCGCGCTCGACGATCGACCGGATTGCTGAAACCTTGCGCCGACAGTCCTCCCCGGCGGCATCCATCTCCACGACCCACCGCGCGACGTCGCTCTGCCTCGCGAGATCGCCCGCGGCCGGCCGGTCGCGGCACGCGAGAAGCTGAGGCGGGATCCGATCGGCGAGAGACGGCGGCGGCACCAGAACGGTCCGCGTCGTCGTGCAGCCGGAGATCGCGAGCGCGGTCGCGAGGGCGGCTAGGGCGCGGATCATGCTGCTTCCCACGCGTATCGCGCCGTCACCTCCGTCGAGATGAAGCAGTCGTCGGACGCCTGGTCGTAGACTGCCCGACGGACGACGACATCGCCCCCGGTATCCACCGCGACGAGAGTGCCCGGGGGGCTCTCGAACCAGTCTTCGCAATCCTCGGCTCTCGCGTTCCGACGGCATGCATAGTCGTCGGCGATCTCGCTTACGTCCTCGCCGAACGCGACGAGTTCGGGCTCGCTCTCGGTCGACAGGTCGGTGAAGAGCGCGTAGCCCATGATCCCCTCGAACTTCTTCATCGCGTTCCTTTCGATGTCGGCCGCCACGGCGGCATTGCGTGCGCGGAAAGCGAACGATACGGGCGTCTTCGCGTCGTTCATCCAAGAAACCATCCCAATATCAATGAGATAGCCGCCGTTATCGCGTAGCCTCCGATGGCGAGACAGGCGCCGCCGGCGCATAGACGGAGCCAGACGCGGCTCCACTCCGCGAGGTCGGAATCGGGGCGGCAGGTACAGCAGCGGCGGGTCATGCGGACCTCCTCGGGGCCGTCGGTGCGCATGTCAGAGAGACGCGGCCGCGCAGACGCTCTTCGAATTCCGGGCGTCCGAAGATGTCGGCGATCGCGACGTTGACGAGCGCGAGGCAGAGGCTTTCGCTCGGGATCTCGATGACCTTCTCGACGCGGCCTGCGACGACGCTGACGAACGTCCAGACTTCCGTGACGCCTTCGAACGTAGTCCTCGTCAGGCCGCGGATCGTGTCACGGAGCACGGGCGCGGTCGGCGCGTCGCGGTCCGTCCCCGCATCCTTGGCAATCCGGTCGCGAAGGCGGGCGATCTCGTCCTGCGCGGCGTCGGCGGCCGCTCTTTCGTCGGCGAGGATCATCAGCGTCTCGCGATGCGCGGATTCTGCGCCTCGACGGCGGGCTTCGGAGACCACGAGGCCGGCGCGAGCGTCGGCGAGGTCGGCTTCCGTCTCGACGAGGGAGACGCGGAGCGCGGCGGCGGCTGCCTGCTGGTAGACCGCGTAGCCACAGCACGCGAGAGCAGCGGCCGCGAGGGCGGCGATGACGTACTTGCTCACCAGTCGATCCCTTTCGAGGGGGCGCATTTGCGCATGAAGAGGAACCCGGCGACGGCCGGGGCGAGGACGACGAACGCGACGAACTCAGGCAGCATCGTCGGTCTCCCCATTCGCGATCGCGCGGTAGAAGCGGTGCGCCGGGATCCGGGTCGCTGCGGCGTCGGCGATCTCATCGAGGTCGTTCCAGGTGATCAGCGCGTCGTGGTCGACGATGCGGATACCGGATCGACTGTCGATAACGGACAGGTCGCCGTTGCCGAATGAGAGGTCCTCATCGTCTTCGAGACGGCGCGTCACGCGGACACCCCCTCGAACGTCCGGTTCGAGCGGATCCACTGCCAGGCGGCGTACCCCGCGGCCGCGACCCCGATCAGCCCGGCGACGGCGACTAGTCCGGATGCCGCGGTTTCGAAAACCGACGAATAGCCGGCCAAGGCGCCGATCTGGCCGGCGGCCGCCTCGATCGAGTCCTTCAGGCCGCCGATCGTCGCCGCCCCGCCGATCGCGCCGGCGACGGGCTCGACGTGCGGGATGTCCGTGAGCGATGCCTTGCCGACGTTTTCCTCCGGCGAAACCTTCAGCGCGGACAGCGACCGCAAGGTTTCTGGCCCGGCGACGCCGTCGACCGATAGGTTTCGGGACCGCTGGAACGCTCGGACGGCGGACCGGGTCGTCGGGCCGAAATCCCCGTCGACCCGGACGGCGTAACCGGCGCGGGCGAGCAATCCCTGAAGCTCGCGGACGCGGGCGCCCTTCGCTCCCATCCGGAGCATGCCGTCGGCGGACGCGACCTGGCCGCCGTAGCGCCGGGCGGCGGCCGCCATCTTCTCGTCGTAGCGGTTCGCGCGATAGCCGGGGCCGTTGTAGCCGCGGGCGAACGGCGACCACGCGCCGGTCGAGAGTTCATCGAGGAGGCCGAAGACGCGAACGTACCGCATCATGAGACGCGCCTGACCCTCGAGACCCGAGAGCGCTTCGCGGCGAAGAGCGTCCGCGGACGCAAAGCCGAGGCGCTGCCAATGGGCACCCATGACCTGCCCGACGCCCCACGACGTGCTTTCGATCGCGGCGTCGCGGTCGATCGCGATCGCGCGGTCGAGCATCTTGTAGCGGGCGGACATCGAGCGCGGGTTTTTCACCCGACCGGCCTTCGGATGTGCGAGGCCGACGGCCACGGCGCGATCGCGAGCGGCACCGGAGAGAAGCCGGTAGAGATAATGGCCTTCGAAGCGGATCGAACATGGGTCGTAGACGCCGGCGGATTCAACTTCGATGATCGCGGCGACATGGGCGGCCGGGACGCCGTATTCCTGGGCGAGTGCGGACGCGACTTCGTAGACACGGAAGTTCATGCCGCGACCCGCCGATCCGGAAGCGGCGGCCGCCCCACGCTGAGCACGACGGGCACGCCCAGAGTCTGCGAGACGCGCATTGCCGCCTCGACGCCGAGCGCTCGCGTATCGCCGTCGACGAACGCCCTCAAGTCATGCGTCCGCTGCCGCGTCCACCGCAGCCGCCTCGCGACGTCGGCATACGTCATCCCTCGACGGCGAATCTCGTCCCCAAGAGCCACCGACAAAGTCTCCAGAAGCGTCTCGACGGACGCCGGTCGTGCACGCATTCCCCAATTCACCCCTTCGCCGCCGGTCCCCACCGGCGCCGGACGAACCCGAGCGAATCGGAATTTCGTCCTATCGATCATGAGGATGCAGGTCCGCGAGCAAGGCGCAACCGGTTTATGTGCAATTCGATAGATTTTCTTCGTTAATACATGCCAACCGCCCATCGGATGGGGCGTCCGGCGTATTGGAACACGCCGTTGTTGATGTTGACAGCACTCAGAAGCGATGTTGACAAGCGTTTTTCTTGAAGACGGCTATTGCGGCAAGCCGAATCGCGGAGCATCTTGACGATAACGACGACCGGCAAACGGTCGCGCCGAATACAAGCTTCAGTTGTGTACCCCGCGGATCGAGATGTACGACGAACACGACCCCCGATATCTTCTAGGCGACCTCGTTGACCTCGACCCGATGGCCGAGCAGCCCCGTGCACCGCGCAAGCCGAGGTACCGGAGCGAGAGAGAGATTGCCGAAGAGGCCGCCACCGAGGAGGCCGCTCGCGCATATGCTCGCGATGCTCTCTCGATTCTCAAAGCGGCCGCCGGCGACGATTTTCCGGCCGACATCGAGATCGATCCGACGCCCGCAGACCAGGCGACTCCGAAGGAAAGCGCCGCCTCGGCGCCGAAGCCCACGCTGCCCGTCCGCCGCCCGGTCGATCTCGACGACGATGATGACGATTATGACGACGACGACTTCGGCGCTTTCGGCGCCGTCGCCGCGCTCGACGGCGAGGAGATCGTCTCGACGCGCTTCGGCGAAGTCATCTTCGGCTATCTCGGGCCGTTGATCGCGAAGAAGGGTTGGGCGGTCATCCCTCAGGAGCAGGATGGCAGGCGCCCGGCGAAAGTCGACGGCGAACGCCTGTCGTGGAAGAAGTTCCAGAACGAGGCTCCCGACGTCAAAACGGTCCGTCGCTGGGCGCGCCAGGCGATCGGCATGAACGCCGCGGTCGTTCTCGGTCGCGCGAGCGCGTGCACCTTCGTCGTCGATATCGACGTCACGGACGAGATGCTTTCGTGGTCGATCCAGAGTGCGGCCGACGAGCATCTCGGCAGAACGGAGTTCGTACGCGTCGGCAACTATCCTAAAGCCGCGATCTTCTACCGCGTCGCGTCTCCTGACCTCATTCCGCCGAATCGTTCGTTCCGTCTTCTCGAAGATGACGGCGAGACGCTTTCGGAGCATCAGATCGAGATACTCGGGCAGGGGCGCGTTCAGACCGTCAACGGCCGGCATCACAAGACCGAAGACCGCTTCTCATGGATGCGCGGCGCTTCGCCGTCGACGCACGGTCCCGAATCGGCGCCTCTCGTCACACCCGAGCAGATCGAGGCGTTCCTCGCGGCCGTCCAGGAGATCAGGCGGGTCAAAGGTCCGGCGTCCATGAAGCTCGATCCCGGCGTCGAGATCGAGTGGACCGCCGCGGCGGGCGACGTCGCGGTGCCGCGCATGCGGTCGCTGTCCGATGAATGGACGACCGACGCGGACGGGATCGTGGTCGACGGGCGCGAGAAATACCTGTTCGCGCTGGCACAGAGGACGTGCCTCGCGAACGCGCTGCTCTGCCGGACCCCGGAAGGGCGGCAGGCGCTGGTTGTGGCGGTGACGGCCGAAGCGGTTGCGAGGATCAAGACCGATCACAAGCGGCATTCCGGGTGGGTGCGGACCGAGGCGCGCAGGAAGACCTTGGCGGCCGCCGAGTTCGTCACGAACAACGGCATCATGCCGCGTCCGGTCGTTCCGGGACGCATGATCGAAAGGGCGCGGTCCGGGCCGAAGGGAATGACGTGGGCGGCGGAGAAGCGCGAGGTCGTCGAGCCGACGAAGGACGAGCGGAACGAGAAGCGCACGGAGGCGAGCGAGATCGTGTCGTCGACGATCCTCGACTTCCTGCTCGCATCGGCGGCATGGAACGCACTTCCGGAAGACGAGCGGCTCGACCCGATGAAGCTCCCGGCGTGGCTACTCAAGGCGAGCGCGTCGCTCGGTAAGACCACGAATCTTCTGAAGACGGCGCGCCGGAACGAGGTGCTGGAAGCGATCGTCTCGCTCAAGAACGAGCACGGGCGGTATCCGATCCTCATGATCCTTCCGCATCACCGGGTCGCGGCCGAGGTCGCTCAGAAGGCCGAGGACTTGGGCCTCGACGTCATCCACCACTATGGGCGCGCTCACGAACTCGGGGGATGCGCGAAGGATTACCGGGAGCGTGCCGAAGTCCTTCAGAGTGCCGGCATCTCCGCCTCGGGCGGGTGTCATACCGAACTCGTCGACATCCGAGGGGAGAAGCGCGACGTCTGGTGCCGCTTTCACCCAGAGAACCCCGATCGGCCGGCCGACGTACGGTCGTGCGCGTTCATCGAGCGCCTCGAAAAGCTCGACCGCTTCGACCTCATAGTGACCGTGCACGCGTACGGCACGTCGCCCGTACCCGAGAAGATGAAGAACGTCCGCGCGGTGGTCGTCGACGAGAGCATCGCCGGCAACCTCCTCGTCGAGCGGACGTTCGACCGAAAGGTCCTGCTCCGCGATCGCGCGACGCCGAGGCTGACGAAAGCCGAGAGGAAGGCGCTCTGCGGAGACGAGAACGCCGGCGAGAACGCGACGCTGAAGATCACGGCGGGCTGGCGCGACCAGCGCCGGCGGCTGGTGAAATCGGTCATCGAGGCTTGGGACGCACGCCGGGACGCGGCGGAGACGATCGCGTCCTCCCCGGAGCGTCTCGCCGATCTCGAGATCGCGCTCCGGATCTGCTCCCGCGCCCGGCAGTCGCCGGCGAAGGTCACGCCGCAGACGTCGCTTCGCGAAGCCATCGAGATGGCGGCCGCCGAGACCGGCGATATCGCGGAGTCGCTGGCAGAGGAACACCGGATGTGGAAGCTCCTCGACGAGCGCGTCCGGGAGATCCTGCAGCACCGCGGCGGAAACGAGATCGAGGACCTTCGATCCGACAACCGAGTCTGGCCGCTCGCGGACGGGAAGGTCCAGATTTCTTGGATCCGCGACTTCCGCTTCGCGGACAAGCCGGTCCTCTTCCTCGACGCGTCGGGCGACGAGGAGACGATGCGCGTCATACTCGGGGAGGATCGGACGTTGATCTGCAAGGACGCGTCGGTCCAGGCCGACTTCAGGACGACGCTGGTTCCGTCCCTCCGTCCGCTCGACGAGAACGGGCGATCGGCGAGAACGTGCACGTTCACCAAGTCCCGATACGTCGTGAAGGACAAGGATTCAGAATCCGTCCGCAAGGACAAGGCCGCGCTCCTCGCCGACACCCGCCGCGAGATCGTCGGGAAGGCGGCCGCATTCGGCGAAGGGCGGATCCTCGTCGTGACGCCGAAAGCGGTTCGCGAACTTCTGATCGACGGTTGGGCGGCCCCAGCGAACGTGGATTTCCTGCATTTCGGCGCGTTAAGAGGCGAGGACTGGGCCAAGCGCCACGCAGCGTGCCTGATCTTCGGCGTCCAGTATCCCAACCCCGTGTCGATCGACGGTCAGGTAGCGGCACTGGCGCATGCCGCGAGGTGCGATGAGGACCGCATAGATCCGAACGGCACCGGCACGATCGATGGCGAGCCGATCCCGTATCTGACGGAGAGCCGCCGGATTGCCATGCGGGACGGGAGCGACGTTTATCTCCCGACGATGACATATTCCGGAACGATCGGAAGACGTCTTCTCGGAGCGATCGCGGACGAGGAACTGACCCAGGCTGCGGCTCGCCTGCGCCCGATCTGGCGCGACGACCGCCCCTCCCTCTACATCTACGGCGACCGCGTCCCGGAAGGCATCGTTGTCGATGAGATCTCGTCGCTACAAGAGGAACTGGAGAAGGGCGCGGCCGCCACGCTCGAGGTCGCGATCGCCAAGGGCGGCTTGATAGCCGAGGACACCGTCGGCGAGAAGGATTTCTCGGCGTTCGTCCGAAGGATTTCCGGCAATGGGATCGTCAGCGCCGCCTTCTTCCGCCTCGCGGCTTCCGACGGCACGCAGGCATTCGTGCCTGGCTGGATGTCGGACGAGGAAGTCGAGGCCATCGCACGCGCGAGGTCCTCGACGATCGAGCACACCCCGAGGCGCCGGCCGGCCGACAAACCGCCCAAACCTCCGAAGCCACGCGAGCGGTCGAAGATGCTGGACGCGTTCCTCGGCTCGCGAGGATCCGGAGGCGACCCACCGGACGACTTCGACGACGACGAGGACTTCAACATTCACCCGCCGGAACTCGACGAGATCCCGTTCTGAAGTCAGGAGGCGGCGTATACGCCGTCTCCTGACCCCGGATCACGCGTTCTCGAGCGCGGCGATCCGGGTTTCGAGAGCGCGGATGTACGTGCGCAGGTCGACCACCGAGCCGTCGGCCTTCGAATGGAAAAGCAGGTGACTGATTCCCTTGGCCTGGGCGGCGTTGATGCCGACGCCCTGGTAGGGAAATCCGAAGGGCGTCCACACGCCGTTCATGACCGCGTTCCACGACGGGCGAGATGCGGTGTTCGAGGTGTGCGGATAGACGCATACCCAGAGCCCGTCGTTAATGCCGACCTGGTCGCCGCCGACGATGTCGCCGGCGCGATAGTCGACGCCCGTCGCCCATGCATCCCGGTAGGCCTCGTCCCACCAGTGGCCGGCAGCACCGCCGCCGCCGGACGCCTCCGGGTGGACGATCTCTTCCCAGCCCAGACTCTTGCGGCCGTAGACCTTTCCGTCGTCCGGAGCGTCAGGAATTCCGCCCGCGCCGCCCTCGGCATCGTCGCCCGGCTCGCCCTTGGCCGCCGACACCTGCCACCGGCCGGCCGCGAGGTCGTCCGCGAATACGCCGGCGACGTGGTCCGCGGCCGCGACGTAGGACGAGCCTTCGTGCGAAACGAGATCGAGGACGGAATAGTCCGTGCCGACCGTCCACGCACCGGCCAGCCGCAAGGATTTCCCCGGATCGCCGGGGTCTCCGTCGTTGCCGTCCTCGCCTCGACCGGCGAGCAAGACGAGCCTGCCCGCCGCGACGTCCGCAGCGAGATCACCGGCGACGTGAGCCGTCTTGACGACATACGACTCGCCGGCGGCTTGAACGAGATCGCCGGGGACATACGGAAGTCCGGGGGACCACGCTCCCCGGATGGACAGGGGCTTCGTCGGAAGGGTGATCGGCCCGATTTCCGTGCCGTCGGAATAGACGAACGTGACGTCCCCGCTCTCCGGATCCTGCAGGTATCCGCTGGCGTAGACGCCGCCGGCGGCCGCCTCGATCGCTGCCTTCAAGTTCGTAAGGTTCGTGTCCATTTCCGCAAAGGTCAGCGGAGCGCCCTTGGCGGTTCGCGTAAGAACTTCAACCATTTACCTACTCCTTCAGAACTCGTCGCTCGCCTCGAAGCCTTCGACCTCGAACACGCGGTCGAGCATGCTTTTCTCTTCCGGCTCGAGCTTCGTCTCGACCGTTCCGGCCAGCAGGCCGCCGGAGCCCTCGGTCGCTATGCCGGCATAGTCGACGCCGCGCTCGAGGCGGACGATCAGCCCCGTCGTGTCGACGGCGGATCCGATCCAGGCGCCCTCGGCATCGGTGATCCGGCGCAGGTGCTGTCGGGTCGCGGCAGGCAGTGGCGGCGAGATGTCGTAGCGATTCATCTCCGCCGCCGAGCCCTGCGTCTGCGGCGCATCCTCGAGCCCTGCGACAAGTGCTTTCACCGTCCGCGGCCGCGCGATCGATTTCGTTCGCCCCCGCACGGCGCGTTCTTCGGCGATACGGGCGACCAGGCGGCCGAGGCGTTTGCTCGTCGATGCACTCATGTCAGCAATACCCCCTGCGGGCCGCCGGCGAGCGCGCCCACGACATCGATCTCGCGGCGGATGGTATCCGTCGCTTCGAGCGGTTTCATGCGGACGACACCCCAGGTCGGCCGGATCACCGGCGCGTCCCGGATTTCTTTGCCATTGATCGCGAGCAGATTGGCGGCGGCGGTCTGCTCTTCACGCTGGCCGCCCTTTCGGACGGACTGCACGGACCACGTCGTTCTGAGGGCATTGACGGGCACCCGGCTTTCGACGGGGTCCGCATCGACGTACCATTCCATGCCCGATCGCGCCGAGAACCCGGAAGCGCCATAGCCGTCCGCGATGTAGCCGTCGTCCACGAAGGATTCGTCGTCGCCGCGTTCGGAGCCGTCGCCGAAGGACACGCCGACCTCGAGCGTGATCATCGGCGCGGACCGCTCGGGCCACGTCCATATCTTCGAGGTGACCCTGCCGATCATCGCGCGGTCTTCGACTTCGGACCATTTGCCGGGGAAGACGACGCTGTCGGCGCGGGTGACATGTGCCGCGTCCTGCCACCGGAATTGCAGGCTGACCCGCCTCGCGCGGAGACGCCGGAGCCCCTCTTTCCGGAGCCGGCACATCATGTGAGCGACGCACGCCTGGCCGCGGACGGCATCGATGAACGACGACATTGAGGGATAGACCGCCCACTCCTCCTCGATGCGCTCCCAGTAGGTACCGCCGGGCACGATGGCAGTCCGAAAGGATTTCCAGCCCGTGACGGACGCTGCCTTCCGCATGCCGAAGCCCGTCGAATAGTGAGCCTCGCGGCACCGCCAGATCTCGCCGTTGTAGCGGCGGACGGCTCCCTTTTCGTATTCCTGGCCGGGTTCGTATTCGGCGATCGTCGGGTCGCTGAACAAATCTTTCAGGGCGTACTCGACGACCTCGTCCTCGTCGTCCTCGATGCCGGTCTGCTGAATCGGCAGGTCGAGCGCCGCGTAGACGACCTCCTCGCGTTCCTGCGAGAAATCATACGACATGGCAAACGACTGCACTTCGACGCGCCACGCCCTCAGCGTGACGTCGCATTCGTGCTCGATCCGGACGATATCGCCCTCGTTCGCGGAATACGATTTCGACGCGGTCACGCCGGAGCGGTCGAGATGCTCCGATTCGTAGCGGGCGGCAAAGAAAACCCGGGGGCCCGAGATCTCGCGGATGTCGGACCTTACGCCGCCGTCGCCGGTGCTCCAGCCGGCGGCCGGCAACACCTGGATCGCCGACCCGATGTTGTTCGCGAACGAGGGATCGAGCGTGGTGAACGCGCCGATCGCCCAGCCGATGTCGCACGACCCAGACGCAGTCTGCTGCCACGACGCGACCAGCCGGCCCCTGATCGTCTTGCACGGCCGCCCGAACTCGCCGAGCCCGTCGCTGACCCGGCCGCCGGAGACGAGCGCCGTCGAGGTCATGTCGAGCACGCGCTCGCCCTCGACCTCGCCGACCGCGGCGATCGCGTGGGTCGCGGCGTCCACGTGCCAGACCTCGGACCGGCCGAGGAGGTATGCGGCAGGATCTTCAGGGTCCGCGTCCGAGAACAGAAGGTCCGTCTCCGGACCCTGCGATTTCGTGTCCTTGGCGAGCGCAAGGACGCGGTCGTCGATATCCTTCGGCGCGCAGAGAAAGGTCAAGGATTGCCGGGTGCCGAACAGGTCGGACGGCATTTCGGTCATGCGACCGCGAGCGAAAAGCATGGCGTCCGTCGGCAGACCGGTCGGGCTCCAGGAGGCAAGGATGCACTTCGGCGCGGTCGCGGCGAGGATGGAATACCCGGTCTGCCGTCGCTCGATCGTGAGTTCCGCATACTGGCCTTCGACCTCGCGGAGTTCGAGGCTGAAGCCGTCGTTCTGGGTCTCGCAGTGGACGGCCGGGTCGAACACAGTGTCTAGGTCTCGGACGTAGGCGACGAAGAGCCTCATCGGGTCAGCGCTCCGTCAATTCGAGGGTCCACGACTGCCCCGGTGCCGTCGTCTCAGCGCCCATTTCCGTGATGCCGAGGACCATGCAGTCGTAGGCCGGCCGATAGGAAACCGTCGTCCACCCGCCTCGGAACGGGATCGTAGCGATCCGGCCATTGACCGCGCTCTCGACTTCGATCCGGGGATCCATGGCGTCCGTCGCGTGGACGGTTCCCGGGACGGGATCGCGCGCGAGGGTGGCCGCATACTGACCGGGCGGGATGGTGACCGTCCGCCAGACGGACGACCACAGCGTCAGTTGCTGGCCGACGACGAGGTTGTCCGTGCTCGGGGTCCAGACGCGCTCGCCGTCGTTCGAGATGGAGATGTTGACCTTCTCGCCCCACGACGGCGCGAGACTGACCGCGGCGCCGTTCCAGGTGCGGGCGGTTTCGTATTCCCCGTCACGCGAATGCCGTTCGCGGGCGCCGACGAGGGCGCGGCGCGGGATGCGGAGGCCTGGAAAAAGGATGGAGATCTCGGGAAGGGCCTGCATCAGATTCCCCCGATCAGAAGCGACGTCGAGCGTAGAAGCTTGTCGGCCTCATCCTCGGTCGCTTCGAGGTTGACCGAAGCGTCCGGGAGGTTGAGCACGATGGGCGTCTTGTCGGACTTCACGGGCTTGTCGGCGACGGCTTTCGCCGCGTCTTCGACGGCCTGCTCGACCTTTCCGGAGTTGTCGAGCGCGGCGAGGAGGTCGGCGTTGCGCAGCGATTCCGACGACATCGAGTCCCGTTCGAAGCCCTCGCGCCCCATGAACCAGTCCGCGATACCGCGGCCCGCGACGCGAACGGGGTTGCTCTCCCCCTTCGCCTCGGTCAGGTACGATCCGCCGGGGATGTACTCGATCCACCCCCCGAGAGTGTCGCGCCAGTTCTTTACGAAATCGGCAACATATTGAAACTGCGGCAGGATATCCTTCAAGAGGTCGGCGATCCACTGCAGCCCGCTCGCGAGGTTGTCGATCCCCCAGTAGATGGCCGCCACCGCGGCGGCGATGACGAGCATCCATTTGCCGGCCGTCATCAGCGCGCCGCCGATCGCCACGTTTCGGAGGCCGAGCGCCGTCCTGAGCCACCGCCACTGGCGGCGGAACGCACGGATGCCGTCCAGAAGCTTGTTGATGCCCTGGATCATGCCGCCGATGGCGCCGATGACCTTCCTGAGAATGCCGAAGCCGAACAGCGCGAGGAAGAACGCCGCCGCCGCGTTGACGCCCAACCATTCCTTCGCGAGATCGTCCAGTTTCGGGATCGTTTCCTTGACCCACGTGCTGAACAACGCGAGCTTCTGAAGGAGAAAAGTGAACGCCTCGCCGAGTTCGAGGTTGGTGAAGATCGTGCGGATGTCTTCCATCCACTGGAAGCCTTCGGACGGTGCCTTCTCGCCTAGGAAGAAGACCTGCCTGATCGCCTCCGCGAACGCGCCGATCGCCGGCCACGTCTGCGCGAAAAGCATCAGGATTTGGCCCAGCGAGGTCTCCAGATTCGCGAAGCCGGTGCCGTCCGCGAGGCCCTTGTCGACTTCCTTCATGGCTCGATCGATGTACATCGCGACGTTGTAGATCGTGTCGAAAACCTGCTTGAAACGGGCCGCGACGCGGTCCTCGAGGTAAATCAAGAAGTCGTCGAACGTCTGCCGGAGAATTGCGACGCCGCGGCCAGCCGCTTGCCCGAGAGGCGTCTCGAGCGAGGCGGGATCGATGAAGTCCTGCTTGAACAAATTCCGGAAGATCATGCCGAGGTCGCGTGAGAACCCGGCGATATCGTCCGCGCTGCCGCCGGCGAGCCACTGGCTGATCGAGAAGCCAGTGGATTTCCGGATGAACTCGTCGATGATTCGCGAGAGGTCGAGGAGCGCCCAGCCGACCGAGATGAAGAGAAAGGCCAGCCCTTTGCCCACGATCCACGCCTGCCCGAGCCACCATTTTAGCGTGTAAAGCCAGTCGTTGACGACGCGAAGTTTCGTGGCTCCCTGACCAAACAGGGGCCCGTAGATGTCGAAGCCCGTGAAGACCTTGACGAAATCGCGCAGAAGCATCAGCGCCCGGATGAACGGCGACACGAAATACTTCTGGATGACTTTCGCGCGGTTCTGGGGGTTCCGAAAGAAAACCTCAAAGGATTTCATCAACCGTTCGAAGAACGGCGCGAACGTGAGAAAAAGCTCCCTCGCGAAGGCCTTGAAGACGAGAATCAAGTCGCTCATGTTCGAGCGGAATTTCATGATCGCGTCGATCTGCTCGCGGCTCACGAAAAGCTTGTCCCGCTTCCGGGCCTCGAACTCCTTTTGAAGCTTGCCGTAATCCTTACCGACCTTGTCGAAGAGTTCCGTCAGCTTCAGCGCGTCGCCCTCGCCGAAGATCTGGCTGAGCACGAAGAAGCGCTGCCCCTTGGACAGGCCCTGCATGCGCCTCGCGAGGTCGGTCATGACGTGAGAGACGTTGCGCAGCCGGCCGGATCCGTCCTTCGCCGAGACCCCCAATTTTTTGAAGATGGCAGCCATGTCCGACGAGGGATCAAGCGAATCTATCATCGCCTGGCCGAGGCCCTGCATCGAGCCCAAGACGTCGCCGAATGCTAAGCCCACGGTATCGCCCAGGTACTGCCATTCCGACGCGACCGCAGGATCTACGCCGAGCAGGCTCGAGGCCTGCCGAATTTCTTTCGTGTCTTGAAAAGTCAGGACACCGGCCAATCCCGCCGCACCGAGGGCGCCGAACCCCGGCACGAGCGGAAACGCGCCGTATGCCGCGCCGCCGGCAGCACCGAGCGCGGCCGCGATGGCTCCTTTCTTACTGAAAACCTGTCGGCCGACCGCGGCCACGGCTCTGCCGGCACCCCGCATGACGCTAGTGATCTGACGACCTGCGGCGCGGGCTTCCGTGCCTAGGCGGCGCATTCCGCGCGAGGCGGCCTGGAGACCCGTGCGCAACCCGTTGAAGGCGCGGCGGCCCATATTGCGGTCGGTGTCGCGCGAGACGCGGCGAGTCTCGTCCGAGAGGCGGCGCAGAGCGGCACGCACTTCTCCAAGGCCTTCCGCCCTGAATTTCGTGACAATGTCCGCAATGCGCTTTTTCACGGTCTACTCCCGGTCCCGGAAGAATTTCTTCCAGCCTTTCTCGTCGGCCTGCCCGAGCCGGGCCGCGAGGGCCGCGAGATCGAGGTCGCGATCGTCGTCCTCGCCGTCGATCAAGGAGGCGAAGAACACCTCGCCGATCGTCATCTCCGCGACCGGGTGCCCGCGCGCCCGCAGGCGGATCAGCGACTTCGCGAGGACGACTTCCGGCGACTTTCGCGTCAGGCCGCGGCCGGGACTTCCGCGGCTTCCGCCGGCTCTTCCGGCTTCAGCCCGAGTCGCGCCGCGATCCGGGCGAACCGGCCGAAAAAATCCGAGATACCGTTCGGCATCGTGAGCCCGATCACGGCTTCCAGCGCGAGGATGAGATCGTCGTCCGGCAATTCGGCGATCTTCGCGACCACTCGTTCGTCCCTCTCGCCGCCCATCGCCTTGGCGACGAGCACGCTGATCGCTTCCGGCCCCTCGTCGAGAAGCGCGGTGAAGAGAGCGGTCATGAGCTTCGCGTTGTCGTCGCGATCCTCGTCCTCTTCCTCGTCGCCGTCCTCGGTCACCATCATGCCGACCCACGACAGGATCAGGCTGCGAGCCGACGGGAAGCGACGGAGGAGGTTGATGAACTCCATGACCGTGATGCCGCGGACGATGATCGAGCCCCCGGACGAGAGTTTGACTTCCTCGCTCCTGCGGGCGCCGACGGCGGCGGTGAGAGCATCGTACGACGTCTGGAGAGCAGTCTTCTCGGACATGCGGTTTTCCTTCGGAGGGGGCGTGGGAAAGGACGGCGGAGCGGACCCCGCCGAAAGGATCGGGATCAGACGCCGCGCGTGATGCGGTCGATCGCGTAGCCGATCTCGAGGCCGGCCGGCTGGGACGTGTCGGGCAGGCATTTGCCGGTGAACGTGATGCTCGCGTTGTCTTCGCCGTCGGCCGCGAGAGGCACGTCGCCGTCCACGCGGATCTGGACGCGATTGAGCACGATCTCGGACTGCGGGCCGCGGCGCATGTTCTGCAGGAACTCGATGCGCACGACGATCGACGGGTTGGACAGGATCCCGAAGACCGGCGCGTCGGTGATCGCGTCGGCGTCATACGTGATCTGCACCGCAGCGGTCTCGCGGCCGTCCGGCTCGATCGTCACGGTGGCGCCGACCGGATGCGCGAGGATCTCGACGAAACCGCCCTCGCGGTCACACTTGTAGTGCGTGCCTTCGACGTACGTGATCGCGCCGGCGGCGTCCGTGACGAGGCAGTCCGTGATCTTGCGATGGGCGAGCCGGGCGATCTCGTCGACCGCGATCTTCGCGACGTCGACGACCTCGGCAGCGGCGGCCGCCTGCGAGATGGTCAGTCCGGAGGCCGATCCGTACATGAGTTGGCGGATGAGGCGCGGAAGCATGCGCGAGGCGAACGAGACGGAGACGTCGGCCTGGGTGACCTCGGAACCGGTCTTCGTGCGGATGGGATACTCGTTGCTGTAGTCGTCCGTCTCTTCGATCTCGAACGACAGATTCAGGCTTTCGTAGTCGCCGACCTTCTGCCTGATGTCGCTCCCCTCGATCGTGAAGAGCGCCTGGCCCTTGGGCCGGTACCGGAGGCTTTCGGAGAGCGGGCGAAAAGTCGGCGTGCCGGCCATGTGCGGGATCCCTCGTCGCGGTGGGACGGCCGCATCCTGCGACCGACGGACTGCATCGGGCGCACGCTCTCACGCGAGGCGCAGGGATATACCTGACGATCGGGGCTAGCGGACGAGCGCGGTCGCGTCCCCGCGGACGGTCCGGTACGCGACGTCGGCGGTCAGGACCTCGACGACGAGCAGTTCGTCGACGCCTTCGGCGAAGTCGTCGACGTTCGAATCGCCGATGATCGACATCAGGACGGGGATATCCTCGTCCCGGTCCATCGCGTCGATCGCAGACTCGATCTTGGCCGCGAGATCGCCCATGCGATCCTTCAGGTCCTGGGCGGACGTCTGGGCGTCAGCGCGATCCACGAACACGATCTCGACCGTCGTCGACCTGATCTCGCGTTCGTAGTCCGAGCCTCCCTCGGCCGGCTCGATCCGAGTCTGCTTCGGCATGACGAGGCAGACAGGGAAGGATTTCTCGTCCCACCCGAAGACGAAATCGCGGTGGACCGCGCGGAATTCCGGCACGGCCGTCCGGATGCCGGCGCAGACGATGTCGCAGACCTGATCGCGGACGTGCGTCATGCGGGTCGTCTCTCCGTCAGTTCGGCTTGCCAGAGTTCGTGCCGCCGGCGGATCTTCCGGATCCAGTAGCTCTTGCCGTCGACGCGGACCTCGTCGTGCGCGGAGGGCTCGCCGGCGACGTCGGCGACGGGGAACGAGACGCGCAGCGCGGACGACGTGAACGAGATGTCGGAGAGGTCCTTTTCCTGGTCCTCTGGCCCGCCCGTCAGGCCGGTCGGATACTCGACGCCGGCGACGACGACGATCGCGGGCGTCGCGAGGGCGGACGCGGAGACGGTCTGGGCGACCATATCGAAGAGGGGGTTGCGGAGCACGATCACTCCTCCGCAGGCGCTTCGAATGGGCCGGGGTGGAAGGTTCCGTCGGGGTGCCGGTACCAGCCGATCGCGACGCCGTCGAGGTCGCCGGTCTGCTCGACAGCGGCCGGGTTTTCGGAGCCGTAATCGTCGCGACCGACAATGATATTCGAAACGGCCTCGTCTTCGACGAGCAGGAAGAGTTTCATCTTCAGTAGTCCTTCAGGCGGCAGTAGTAGATATCGACGCATCCGTTGCCGCCCGCTCCGGATGGCGCGTTCGCCGTCGCGGTCGTGCTCGCCGATACGGCTCCGGCGGCAGCTCCGCCGCCGCCGCCGGGAAATCCGCCGGCTCCACCGTTTCGAGCGCTATTGTTGCTGTCCATCGAGACGCCGCCTCCGCCGCCTCCGCCGTAGTAGCCGGGATCGCTACTGCTGCCCGCACCACCCGCGGACGCATACCCGAAACCCATGCCGACGGACGGATACCCGCCGTCCTTGGAATAGGGCGAGGTATCGTTCCGGTGATCCTTGTCCTCGCGGCGGTATCCGCGGCCGCCGTACCCGCCGATCCCGTCGTATCTGGAATTGGCGTTCAGCGAGTAGCCGGCACCGCCGCCAGCACCGGGACCTTCGCCCCACGACCCGGACTGACCGACCGCCGGCGTGTTCGTGGCGACCTCCGCGCCCCGGCCGGGGATCGAGCGAGGATACGGACTCGGCATCTGCTGTTCGGAAATCGCGCGCGGGTCAGCACGGACCGTGGTGCCGCCGTAACCGTCGATCGTGTTCGCGTTCGGCGGCGTATTCCGGCCGCCGAGCGCTCGAAGCGTGCCGTAGGCGGGAGACGATACCGTCGTGTCGCCGCCGGCGTTCGAGACGACGCGATCCGAGGTTCCGGACGAGGCGGTCGCGGCCGCACCGCCGGCACCGATCGTCAGCGCGAATTTCGTCTGGGCTGCCGCCACCTCGACAAGAGGGATCATCCTCGACCGCGCGACCCGTCCGGGTGCGCCGCCGGAGGGCTGCCTGCTGCCGGGCGCCGTCGTGCCGATCGTCGCGCAGCCGCTCGCGCCGCCGCTGACTGCTACGAAGTAAACGTGCGTGGCGTTGGCGGGTGCGGCGGGCAGGACATCATAGTTGGTCGCCGACGCGGAGACGCGCACTGCGGAAATGACGGCAGGGGCCAGCGTGACGAGGTCGACCACGTCTTCCTTCAGGAGACGGGTGAAGACGTTCGATTGCAGCGACTCGATGCGCGTCGGGATCGCGCCCGGACCGTCGCCGTTGACCGTCTCGTCGAGCGCCTCGACGTTCGCGGCGAGCGCGGGATCGACCCCGGCGGCCGCTCTCGGCGGAATACCTCTCATCGACCGACTCCCGGCAGCAGGACACGGACAAGCGCGACCGCCGCAAGATCGGGCGTGGCGTCGGTCGGGTCGATCGCGAGCCAGTAGCGCGTGCGCGAGGCCTCCGACACGTCGCGATCCGTCCCCCAGGGCACGGTCCCCGGATCGACGGGGAACGAGGTGTCCATCTGCTCTTCCGTCGCCGGCGTGCCCGCGAGGTCGGCGCCGTCGGATGTCGAGCGGTAGACGACGCGGCGAGCATCGGAAGGCACGCGGACGAGGACGACGTCGTAGCCCTGCGAGTCGAGTTCGACCCAGTTCGCTCCGACCTCGAGGACGAACGCCGCGCCACCGAGCGGGAACACGTCGGCGGCCGCGCCCGCGGAGCCGATCGGCTGGCTGAAGATGCGTCGTCCGGACACTGGTCACCTCGTCGTCGGAAGGATTACTGGAAGGAAAAAGGCGCCGGACCGTAAAGCCCGACGCCCCACACGGCGGCCGTCCCCTCCCGACCGCCGGGCGTCGGCGTCGTCGATCAGGCGACGTTGAGCTTGATGATCGCTTCCGGGCGATCGAAGTAGTGAAGGAAGAACGACCACAGTTCGACCTCGAGGCCCTTGCCGTGAGGCAGTTCGTGTCGGGTCACGTATCGGTCGAGAACGTTGCCGAGATACTCTTTCGAGTCGCTCGGACCGTAGACCGTCTTCATGTGACCGTCGTAGATCGGCACCGCGTAGCAGTCGTCGGCGTCGAAGAATCCGCGGTGATACGGCACGATGTCGACGTTCGAGTTGATGCGGACGCCGGTGCGGCCGTCTTCCTGGGACGTCCAGTTGTTCCGGGCGTCGGAGGTCATGGCCTTGCGGTAGTCGCCGTTCTCGCTGAACGCGTGAGCGACGTCGGAACCGGAGACGATGGCGACGGAGGAGAGTGTGTCCCCGCCGAGCGCCTTCTCCATCGCGAGCTTCAGCTTCTCCAACTGCGGCGCGAGCGGCTTCGAAAGGTCGAGGTCGGCCTGCTGCTGCTGGACCTTCATCATGTCGTAGAGGTCGATCTCGAGTTCGCCGGACGAGTCGACGATCAGGCCTTTCATCGCGTTGGCGAGTTGGTGCTCGACAGTGACGTCCAGGTCGTCGTTACAGCCGGCGAGATACTGGTCGATCAGCGTCTGCGCGGCCATCTGCTGAGCCTGCCCGGTGAGGCCGCCGACGACGTTGAGGACCTCGTTGTAGCTCATGGTGAAACCCTCGGAATAACCGGGGATCTCCACCTTCACGGCCGAGCGCTTGGTGAGCGAACGCTGCGGGGCCGGTGCGCCGCGAGGCGTCGAGGGCAGCACCTTCACGCGCCCGTTGGACGAATTGATCTGAACGTCCGTGGTCGGCGAGCGCAGGGGCGTGCCGGCACGGAACGTCTTCGTCAGGACGTTCGGCTTGAACGGGCGCTTGATGACGGCCGCAGCCATCGTCAGCATGGTGAACGGAGCGAGTTCGAAAACGTCCATCTGAAGATCCCCCTCGGATCGGAATTACGGGCGGACGGCGATCCCCATCGCCGGCTGCGCGGTGTCGTTAGAGAACGATCTCGTTGCCGCCTTCGGGCTCGACGCGGATGTCCTTGGTTTCGAGATCGGCGATCAGGGTCGCGCGAAGAGCGTCCGTCGCGGCGACGTCGCCGGTGACGATCGGGAACGTCAGCAGGTTCTCGTTGACGATCGCCGGCCCACTCTTGATGATCGAGGTCACCTTCGTGCGGCCGCGATTGACTTCGTAGATCGTGACGCCGGCAGCGACGTCCGGATCGTTCGGATCCTGGACGACGGTTCCGGGCTGAACCGGCTTGTCGGCCGGCGCGGTGACCTCGATTTTGCCGCGGGTCCAGCGCGGATCGACTTCCCAGACGATGAACTCGCCGGCGCGCTTGCCTTCGTTGAGCCTGGTGAACATGACGCTCTTCCTTCGTTAGAGTTCGTTGCCGACGATCAGGCGCGAGCCTGCGAGCCGCGGAACGCGGCCGAATCCTCCCAGCGGAGATCCGCCAGGGTCATCTCGCGCGGCGAGCCGAGGTTGTGCCCGGAAGTCTCCGTCGAGTTGGACTTCGCCCGCATGCCGTTCATCGCGATCCCGCGAAGTTCGGCCAGGTCGGCGCCTGCCTTCTCGAACTCGTCGAAGGTGTCCTCGACGCCGTAGCGTTTCGCGGTCGTCCGGAGCCCGGCGATGGTCGCCTTCTCGGCGTCGGACCGTCCCGCCGGCTGACCGGCGACGGGCTGGTTCTGCGGAGCCGGAAGCGGGTTGCCGGCCGGCTTGCCGCGGGTGCCCTCGATGGCCTCGCGAGCGGCCTTGTCCTCAGGCGTCTCCGTCTTCGCGGCTTCGGCGAGAGCGGAACGGACGGACTCGGCGACGAGTGCCTTGATCTGGTCTTCGGTCATGTCGGACCTCTTCTGGTTCGGCTTGGGTTTCGCGGCGCGATGGGCTGCGACGATGTCGTGAGCGGACCGCATGATCTGGCTCGCCCCGTCGGCGGGAACGGGCACGACGGACATCTCCAGGAGTGTCCAGCGGGTGGCGGTGACGGTGAGACGGCCGGCGACTTCGGCGACCGCGTACTCGTCGATCGTGTAGCCGCAGGAGCCGTTAGCGATGACGCCCTCGCGGATGCCCTCGACGATGTCTGCGACGCTCTCGCGGGCGGACAACCCGAAGCGAGCGCGGATCTGCTCGCCCTCGACCTTGAAAGTGTCGGTCAGGCCGATGCCGATGATGGACTTGCAAGACCACCACTGATGAGAGTCGAGGAGATTGACGGTGCGGCCGGATTCCGCCGGCAAACGGCAGTTCGCGACGGGCAGGACCTCGTCGTACTCGACGACCTCGTCCTTGTCCCAGTCGTAGTAGTGGCGGACGACGGCGGTGGAAGTCGCGACGACCATCTCGATCGAGCCGTCGTTTTCGTCGAGCGTGTCGGGCTTGACCTCGGCAGCACGAAGGGCACGCGAGGTCGTCGGGGCGAATTTCTCGCCGCCACGCTTTTCGAGTGCTCTCTTCAGTGCCTTGGACACGCCGATATCCGTCGGAGAATTCCTATTCCGACGAAACGTCCCACGATCGGCGCAGGGATATACCTGACGGCGCTCAGGATCCTGCGAACGCCTTCTTCACGGCTCCGATAACCTCGGACCTCCGGGCGAGAAGAACGAACCCGAAGTTAGTGTGAGCCACCGTTCGAACGGAATTCGTAGTCCGGCAATACGAAACCACCCTCGTTCGAATAGCGCACTTCGTCGAGAAATTGCCCGAGGGAATTGGATAGAAACCAGTGCAACCTTACCGAGCCCACCAGATTACGGATCGCGGAAGGGGAATGAAGCCAATGGTCCGGGGCGTCGAAGTTTAGATTGTCTTTCACACCCAGAAGCCAGAAGGCGAAAGAATTCGGGAAACGATACATCCAGACCGGGTTATTCTCCGGGTCTCTCTCGGAGTTCTCTATGAACTCGTTGAGGCGCGCACCAGCCCATTCGGATGCCGCCTTATGGTCTTCGTTGGTAGGAAGTATCGCGCTCTCGTTCTGAAGGAAACATACGGAAGCGACGGCCGCATCAACGACATCGTCCAGATCACTGTAGGTTTCGTAAAGGGTTTTCGCGAATTCGAAATTATCGAGCGCGTCCTCCCGGGTCATTTCGAGATGCCAACTTTCGAGTTCCGGGCGCGTTCCACGCAAGCATCGATCCAGCAGTCGTTGAGCGATCATCCCATTAGCGCATTTTCGATAGGATTGATCGGTATGGCATGACCAAGCCAGCGCCTCGCAAGAGGATAGGAGAAATTCACGCGCACGATCGAGTTGATCGTCGTCTCTTGTCGGGGGCAGTATCAGGTAAGCTTCGTGCAGGGCGTGCATGTATCGATGTCGCTCATCCTGTTCGGATGGAAAGGATCGCAACAGTCGTTCGAGGAAGACTGATTCGTCTTCTATCTCGATCTCCTGATTCTTTATCGTACCCGACATCTCTGCAATCCTGCGCGAAAGTTCTTCGTTCTGCTCAGCGAGGTCGATATTGCGCATCTTCCGGCGTTGTAGGTCTTTCCGCAGGCTGAAGGCCCAGCGACTCATGCCGATGGCACTGCCTCCGGTCAGCGTGACGATCGCCGCCAGAGCGCTAACCGTCTGATTTTCACCGATCGTGGCAAGGAATTCCGAAGCCCACATAGACCCTCCTAGATTTAACCAAGAGGAACCTTAGATTGCATCAATAGATCAGTCCAGTTCGAGCACCGACGTATCTGCCTTAGCCGCCTCGACGACTTCCCGCTCGTGCTTTTCCTCGTCAGCCGTTTCTTTCGCGATCGACTGCGAGGTCGGAGTGCGGGTGGGATCCCATTTATCATCGGCGTCGAGTAGGCCGTTCTCGCGCCGGCGGCTGTAATCCTTGGCAGACAGTCGCGCGACCTCTTCGGACCGCTTCCCGAAATAGGACTTCGAGACGTAGGACGGCTCGACGATGCCGCGATCGGCGGCGTCCATCATAATCTTGAGTTCCTGCGTCAGGGCGGCGTGCTGGATGACCGGCCAGTCCCAGCCGTGATCGTAGATCTCCCAAGGCTTCGCGCCGGCCGGGGGCGTCCACATGCCCGACGCCATGGCGGCATCCACCCAGGACGCGAACATCGGGCGGAGCACCTGGTGTTCGGTTCCGTCCCGGCCGATCCCGGCCTCGCGCGAGACCGCCGCTGCCGCGATGCGCATGGCGCGTTCGGGCGCGTCCCGCCAGTCGCCGGTGACTTCGTAGACTGGAGCGCCGACCGAAGCCGAGATGGCGAGAAGCTGGAAGCGCAGCGCCTTCTCGAAATTCATCGGCTCGTCCTTGGGCTGGACTGTCTCGACGTCGAAACCGGCCGGCAGTTCGTGTCCGACGCCTGTGCCGAACGTGACGTCGCCGATCATGCGCTCGACGGTCTCCGCGTCCGGGAGCATGTCGTCGTCGAGATTCTCGTCGGAGCGCTTGAAAAAAACGGTCATGATTGACGCGATCTGCTTCCGCCGGCGCTCGGCGTCCTCAAGCGTCGACATCGCGATCGCGCGAAGGAAGGCGCTGGCGAGCATGACCTCGCCCCGAGGGCTGCCGGTCGGGCCGTCGAACAGATGAAAGACCTCGTCCGCCGGCACGACGATCGGCCGGCGCATGCGGAACCCCTCGGAGAGCGGGTGCTCCGTATGCATCGCGTAAGCGACCGGGCGGTCGAGATCGGTCATGATGCCGGCGGCGAACCGCTTGTCGTCGAACGCGAAGGATTCGTGGTCGACCGGTACGTAGTCGGACGTGAGCGTCTGGAACTGGATCGGCACGACCAGGCGTCTGGAGACCTCGGGATAGTCGAACCGGAAGCGCCGGCGGACGAAAGCTTCACCGTCTACGATCTTGTTGCCGTAGATATCGTCGCGGAGCATAGCACCGAACGACTTCGAGCCCGTCGTCGAGAAGCCGCTGCAGGACGCCTGCCAGAGTTCCTCGAGTTCCCGGAATTTCGACACGGGTCTCGGCCCGGTGCCGATATGGAGGCCTTTGAGGACGCGGACGAGCGACCGGATCCAGGCGTCGTTCCGGACGAGGTGCCTGGCGATCGCCTGCTGCTCGCGAAGGTACCGGATGCCGCCTTCGGGCGGGATCCGCGGAACGTTCGGGACGGCTGGATGATTCGCCGAGGCCTCGAACGGCGCGACCCGGCGGCCGCCGCCGAACGAGCGGACGAGGCCGTTCGACGGACGGCGAGACGACGGCTTCATCCCGACGGAGCGGCGAAGGAAATCCATGGCGCTCATTCGTAGTAATCCTTCTCCACGTTGATCCGGAAGGTCTTCATCTTCGTCTGCGGCCGCGCCCGGTCGAGCGTCTGACCGGTCTTCTGCTCATAGGCGCGGTAAAGGCGGTCGAGCGTCCGCATGGCGACGGCCGGCCTTTGCAGAGACACCGAGCCGCCGCCGCCGGGAGCGGAGATCTGGCTCGCTCCGGAGGAGATCTGCTTCTCGATCGCCACGATCGCGCGCTTCAGGTCGTCGGGGGTCCAGAAAACGTACATCACCAAAGTCCTTCCACTCGCGAGGCGGCCGGCCGACGAACGGCACGGACGCTCGAATTCTTCGGTTCGTCGATCAGCCCGGCCCGGCGACGGCGTTCAGCGCGATCGACAATGCGGATCGTCGGACCGGACGACTTCGGTACGCGAGGATCGGGCAGATCATTCGTCTCCACACGCTTGATGATCCGCTCCGCGACGCGCTGGGCGCGATCGACGACGCGGGCAACCCGAGATTCCTCGCGGGGAGGCAATGCCGTGTCCGTCGTATGCTCGGTCGACGGAGGATCGCCGGCTTCCTCCTCGTCGGGCGCAGGATCCTCGACCGCGGCGCGGGCGGCGAGCGCGGCCGCTACGGCGTCGGCCTCGACGCGTCCGATGGACTCGCGGATGCGGCGGTTGTTCTGCATCTCGAACATCGCGGCCGCGAGCGCGTAGACGCTGCAGTCGAGGGCCTCGCCGGTCTCGGTCTCCGAGATGCGCATCCAGCGGCTGAAGCCGGGGCGGACCTCGACTTCGTGCTCGGCGAGGAACGACGGGTAGAAGTCGGCGCCGAGTTTCGCCGAGAACTCCCAGCTTTCCGGCGCCGGCGACGGGATCGAGATCGTGCGGCCGATCGTATCCTTGATGCTCTGGGTGCCCAGGAACAGGAAAGGCCGCTTCTTCCGCAAGGAGATCGACTCCTTCGGCGGCAAGGCCTTCTTGCGGCTCAATCCTTCAGCGGCGCCGCGGACGGCGGTGACCGTCCGGGACCTGGGATGGGACGCGAACTCGAGGGCCTCACTGTTGAGATAACCGCAGTCGATGAACGTCCGTCTGGCCTTCAGGACCTCGCCTGAGGCCATCGTCCATTCGCGATCGAGATACTGCCAGATGATCTCGCAGCACTCCGGCGACATGGGTCGGATTTCGTAGACCCGCGGCCGGCCGGTGTGCTCATCGCGCTCGACGATCTCGGAGATGACCTCGCGGTGCAGCACGGCGATACGGCGGTTCCGGCCCATGCCGATCGTCACGATCTCGACGCGGGGCGGCTTGTCCGGGCGATGCAGATTGCCCTCCTGGACGTCCACGCCGTTGAAGACGTGCTCGACCCAGTCAGGGCCGTCGAACTCGCCGTAGTCGACGGCGCGGGCTTCGAGTTCGGAAGGCTCCGTCGTGCGGTTGACGCGAGGCTCCCACTCCTGCGCGAGCACCAGATTGACGAAATCCTGTTCGTATTTCTCCGGGTCCCGCTCCGCCTTGAGGTGGTCGGCAGCGATCGCCTTCCAGTGGCTCTGCGGATCCGTCGAGTAGGCCGCCCATGCGAAGAAGCCGACGTGCCCCGGTTCGGGCTTCGGGTTCGTCGCCCGGAACCGGCCCTTCTCCATCATGGAGACCTTGTCGATCTCTTCGATGTGGCCGTGGCACTCGCCGCATTCGTACCATGCGTCGTCGATCAGATCGTCTTCGTCGAGCGTGTAGCGGATGCCGGCGCCCCACTGACCCTCGCGGGACATCGCGCGGCGGACGTCCGGTTCGAACGCGATCTCGGTCTCGCAGTGCGGGCACGGCATGACGTAGATCCGCTTGTCCGACCGTTCGAATTCCATCGAGATCGAGCACGCGCCCTTCCGCGTCGGCGTCGAGCCGGCATAGAGAAGCGGCGCGGCATACTGCTGGAGACGCCGGCGCGCGAGCCCGAGTTTGTTGCCCTCGGAGTTCTTGGAGCGGTCGAGCCATTCCTTCGACGAGATCTCGTCCGCGAGGACGACGGAGCCCTTGATCGCGCGGAACGAGCCGTTGTTGCTCGCGGAGCGAAGCTGGATCGAGGCGCCGTTCGTCAGAATGATGTCGGACCACGCGTCCTGGACGCCGGCCTTCGTCCGCGGGCGCATCAGCGCACGGATCTTCGGCGACGCGAGCATGATCGGCATCAGCACCTTGTCGTGCAGGTCCTGCGCCGCGTCGTCCGAGCGTTCGTAGTAGATGACCGACTGTCCGAGATGGACGGCGACGTAGAGGATGATGATCGCCGACATCAGGGACGACCCGAATCTCGGCGGCTTCTTGAACGTGCCCTGCCGGACCATGAGCATGAACAGGGCGAGCAGGATCGCCGCCTGGACCGGCGACCATTCGATCTTTCCGGAGCGCTCGGAGACCTCGGTCGGCAGCACGATCCAGCCGTCCTCGCCGCTCGACCACTCGACGATATCGACCGGCTCGTTCGGGACGAGCGCGACCTCGGCCGCGAACGCCAGCGCGGACAGGAATATCTCGGCGCCGGGAGCGGCGAGGTCCTCGCATGCGCGTCGGTCGTCCGGAGTGATCTCGAATCGGCTCATGGCTGCGGCGGATCGAATCCCGGAAGCGTGTCCTGGATCGCCTTCGCGCCCTCCGCGAGCGCCGTCCGGCACTGCTTCAGAGCCTTCTCGCGCCATTCCAGCCGCTGCTTCTCCGGATAGCCGGCCATGTCGCGCACCAGACGCTCCGGAATGGCCATGATCGTCTGCCGGATCAGGCCGAGCGCGAGTTCGAAGGCGCCCTCGACAACGTAGCGCGGGACAAGGACCTCCGCCTTCTGCCCGACGGCGAGGCGCTTGATCTTGAGGTCCTCGAGTTTCACCAGGTCGGACGGCTTCATCGGTGCGCCGCCGGCAGTCTCGCCGGAAGCGACCTTGGCTGCCTCCTCGTCGCGGACGAACCGCTCACGCCAGCGGAAGACCTCAGCCGGATCGAGAAGCGTCGCCTCTCCGGACGAACCGTGATCCGCGACCGGACAGCCCTTGTCACCGATCCAGTCCGCGATCGTGCCGCGGTCACGACCGATGATCTCAGCGAGACGCGAGATCGAGACCCAATGCTGGGAGCGATCCGCGCCTGCCTCGGCGCGCTCGACGGCTTCCTCCTGCGTGCGGGACGGGCGCTTGAACGGGCGGTGGCGACGGGACACGGGACGGGCTCCGGGCGGACGGATGAATACCGCCGGAGCCTACGGTCGCGGGAGCAGGGATATCCCTGACGATGCAGACCTGCGGGGTCGGGAGCCGTCCGTTCGGGAAGCTAATCCAGCAGGTTCGCGCGCACGCGCACGCGCGAGTATTACCACGTCCCGAGGATTTTCATGCTCCGAACCTGCGGGTGCTGCGGGGTCGTTTGGAAAATTTTCGTAAGCGAAAACGCGTCTTGCCCCGCAAACCCCCCGCGTGGGGGCCTCCCCCCGTGGGGTCCCCCGGCGCTACAGGCGCCTGTTTCCGGGCCTTCCGCGCCCCACGACGCTCGTACGATGCCACGCATGCAGGGTCGGTGGGTCGCACTCATTATATATGCGCGTTCGCGTTCGTAGAATAATTTTGCTTTCGGCTATGCCCCGAAACCCATGCCCGGATGGCCGTCTCCCACGCATCGATGTAGACTTCAGGTTGTGCGGGCGCGGTGCCCCATGCCCGGTTCGACCGGATCCGCTCCCGGTTCTCGTCGTCCGTCAGGCCCGTGTCCCAGACGCCCATGACCTCGACCCTGAGATCGCCCGGCCAGAGTTTCCGGATCCTCTCCCGGGCGACGAGGTGCGACGAGTAGGTCCTGCGGGAATCGCGCCCGGTCGCCAGTACCCGGTGCCGGCATATGGCCTCGTCGCTTCCGAACTTCTTCCAGATGTCCCACCGATCGGTCGCCACACCCGAGGCGTCGTATCGATGCCAGGTCTCTCTCCACCCCGTCGTCATGACCCGCTCCTCGCGGCCGCGCGAGCCGCACGACGGGCCGCCGTCCTCATGGCCCCGATATCGGAGACATTCGCGCCCGACGCCCGCTCGACCATCCTGACCGCTCGGAAGATCCGAGTGCGCACCCTCATCGGCAGATACGATGCAGCATGGGTATGGCCGTCGTTCCAGTGCGGCGTCAGGTAGAGAGAGGGATATCGGCTCTTCTCGGCCGCCCAGACGACCAGTTTCAGGCCGCCTTTCTCCTGCCCCTCGCGGCGAGCCAGACGAAGCCAGAAGCCCGTCTTCTCCGACGATCGACCGTTCGGCTTTCCGAAGAACAAACCGTCGTAGCCCGTCTTGTCGCGCTCGTTCCGCCGTCTCGTCTTCAGACGCTTCTCCAAGGTGTCGGCCTGCTCCGTGGTCTTGCCGGCTTTCTCGTACTCCTCGCGCCGGCGCTTCTCGGTGCGGGCCTGTTTGAAGAGGCGCTTGAGATCGCGCCGCTTGAACGTCCCCTGCGGCGTCAGGCTGAGCCCGAGGCGGCGCATCCCGTCTTCGGTCGGGATGTAGTTGTAGGTCTCCGCGAACCCGACGTCTCCGGGCTCGCGTACGCCGTCGCTCTCGTCGAGCATGTACTTGAGATACGACGACTGGAGCCGCTGAACGGCGGTCGCCGCCTCGGGCTCGCGGCCGGCGCGGAATTTGCGATCGCGGGCGAAGACCGAGGACCGCTTCGATCCGGGGTTGATCTCGGTGAAGCGCGACGGACCTCCTTCGATAGCCGTCTTGAAGCGCCGGCCGGTCTGCCTCTGCGCGTCGATCGCGGTATCGTTGAGCGCGCCCTGCAGGGCCTGACCGAAGACCTTCTCCCCGAGGGCCTCATAAGCGGCCGCCGCCGCCTCGACGCTATCCTCGTCGATCTCGACGATGTTCTCCGTCCGCCTCGCCATCGTCAGCCCCCCGACGAAAAGAAAGCCGGCGCGAGACATGCTCGGCCGGCCGGAATTTGCTTCAGTTGCCAATACTCGCGGAGAGGATTGACGACACGCGGAATATAGGCGTTCGGGCCGCGAAAGTCGAGAGTCCGCAGCATCTTAGGCCGCTTCTTTCGGACGATTTCGGAGGGCCTCGATGCCCGCCCGGATGATCGCGGCTTCCTGTTCGTCCGGCACCGCGCTCCCGCACATGAACGACCCCGCCCACCGGCCGCGCCAGTAGCGTTCCTCGACGTCGAGGCGGGCGCTCTCGGGGACGAGCCACTCCAGGGCCTCGCGGATCCCCTTGAACCGTCCGTCGGCTGCGATCGCGGTCGACAGTTCGTCCCGAAGCGGCTTCCACGACCGGAGCGCTTCGTGCCTCGCATCGACGACCTCGACGAACGCCTCCCGCCACGCGGCCTCGCGATCGGCAGGACCGGAGCCGTCGAGGCGGCGGACGCGGCGTGTCGCGGTCGCGGAATTGATCTGCATGAACATGAGGGTCTCGCCGGCCGCGAGAGGAGGCTCGCCACGGGTCTCGAGGACGCGGACGCTGACCTTCGGGGTGAAGCCCCGGTAGACGAAGAACGGCGGCGAGGAGTTCCTCTGAACGGTCGGCATCAGCGCCTCCACGATGCCGTGGACGTGCCTCTTCGACGTCAGCGGCTTGCCGTCGGCGCCCTTGGCCTTGACGCGGCGTCCGAGAGCATCGCGAGCGGAATCGTCGCGGAGGGCGACGGTCTCCGTGATCGCCACTTCGTCGCCGGGCAGAAGCCGCAGGCAGTGCTCGTCCGTCCAGACCCGGTCGCGGCGGCTTTCGCCCTGGCTCGACGCTTCAACCCTCTCCGTCATCCTCAGCATCTCCGTTGACCCGCCCTGACAGCCCGAAGGGCCCGATACCCCTTGCAACGCCGAAACCGCCGCAGACCGTCGCCCTACATGCGCACAGCGAGCAAACTGCGAGCGTCGTATATAGTATCTCTTTCTCTTCGCAATTTGCTCAGAGAATAAAGTGAATGCGCGGGCGCAATTATATCGAGGGTCGGAAAAGCGTCAAGCGGATTCTGTCGCGACCCTCGAATAACGCCGCCCGGACCTGTCAGGATGCCCGCCGGAGCCATGTTCGACGCCGCCGCGACCCGAGACGATCCGGCGGCGTCCGTGCCCGTCAGGAGGCTCCCGGCGAGCCATGGGCGAGCGCGGCTCTCCGGTCCGACAGTGCGTCCCAGACCTTCGCTGCCCGCGTCATCGGGCGGCGGCCGCCGGGCTCGAAACCCGTCGCGTCCGCGATCATCCGGAGCCGGTCCCAGTGCCTGACCTCGAATCCTTCGGACCCGAGGTCGAGGTCGATCCCGATGAACTCGACCGCCGCCGCGACCTGCGCCGCCGTCATCGTCTCGACCGTGGCGCCGGCCGCGATCTCCGCCGCCCATTCCGCGGTCCTGTCGTCGGGTACCTCCCTGACCGGCTTCCGGTCGCGCTTCGAGGCCCGCTGCTCGCCGATGCCCTCGGAGCCCCGCAGCAGCCTCAAAGCCCTGGACGCGTCCGCCGCGCCCGCATGGAGGCCCTCGACGCGCCCGCGAGAGAGCGCGTCGTAGATGGCCCGCAGGCGCGTCAGATCGGCGTCCGCGTGCTTCCACGGGCGGCGGCCGGACGAGATCGACCGCAGGGTCTCGCGCGGCCGGCCGAGCAGGCTCGCGGCATCGTCTATGGACATTCCGAGTGTACGGAGGATAGGTCCGAGGTCGCTCACGCCGGGAACCTCCCTTCCACCCGACCGCGCTCCATCGCCTGTCCGGCGAGGGCGATGACGCGAGCGACGGAGGCGAGAGACGTGTCGACAGGCAGACCACCCATTGGCCAGCCGTCGGCGGTCTCGATCAACGAGCAGAGACCGCCGAATTCGAGGATGTGGAGCCTGATATCGGGATGATCGCGATGCGCGATGAACGTTCCCGTGTCGTCGCTAGAAGCGATCGTGAGCACGCCTTCTTCCGCAGCCCCGACGATCAATCGGGCCGCTTCTTCCGTCGCGATCGGCACTCGCTTGCCGATCGCGACGCTATCGTCCCAGTAGAGATCCCTTACAGTCCCGATAACCCGCTCACCCATATCGCTCGTCCTCGTTTCCCGCGATGACCTGTCCACCGCTGACGTACATAATATGTACATCATAAATGTACATATCAAGAGGCCAAGCGAAGAATATTCGACGGCGATCGCGAGGCGGCGTAATGCGGCGCCGACCTCGCGCGGACTCGGCGCCGAGGTCTGGATCGGCGATTCGATATTCCGGACCTGATACGGCGTATGAAGAAGTAACGGGGGCGAACCGCGTGAAGGACGATCACGCCGTATACGAAAAGACCCCGGCTCATTTCTAAGCCGGGGTCAGAACATTCAGTCGAGGAGGGCGTCGCTCAGAGCGAGAGCGGGCAGGCCTTTTCGTAGCGCCGCCGGTCCAGGGCGCCGCGGACCGTGCCGCTGGCGATCCCGGCGGGGGTCGTCAGGTAGCGCAGACGCCTCGCGACTTCTCTCCGTGCCTCGGCCTCGGGGTACTCTTGAAGGACGAGCCCGGCGACGGCGTGATCGACGATCTCTCGCATGAGACCTTCGCTGCCTGGCGTCTGCCTCAGGTGCTCGACGACGGCTTCGACGATGACCCGGTCGCATCTCCGGGTGTCCGGCCGACGCCAGTTAGCTTCCCGCCAGAGGCGGGTCTTTTCGGCTGCGAGAGCGCGTTTCCGGAGCGATGTTGACACGATTTTAACTCCTTCCGTGCTAGTAGAAGTAATTCAGATTTTAAGGAGTCCGCCGATGAGCATGGAAACGAAGATGATCGCCGGCGGCATCGGTCTCGCGTCGGCTCTCCACTCCGCGATGGTCACCGGTCAGGCCAATGCGGCCGCCCGCCGTCTGGCGGAGATCGATCAGAGCGGCGAGGAAGCCGTAGCGATCCTGACCGCCGGCCTCCGTCGCGAGCACGCCCGCCGCCTTCGGACGGAGGCCGCGCTCGCCGAGGCCCATGAGGAGATCGTCATGCTGCGTCAGATGCTGCGCTCGCGCGGCGTGCCTGCGTGATGAAGTCCTCGAGGCTGTAGTTGTCCCTCGCGAGGGACTTCGCCTGCTTATAGATCCGGTCGGGGTCCGGGTCGGAGTTGCCGCGCTCGCGCTCCCACCGCTGGAGCAGCGCGGCCCATTCCGGAACGTCGAGGGGCACCCCACGCTGCGGCTCGTCCATCGCCGGCAGCGTCGGGTGGCGCCGCTCGCCGGTGACATGCATCTGGAGCATGCTCGCGGGCGTCGAGGCGATCATGTCGAGGGCGTCGAGCCTATTCCGGAAGAGCCAATCGAGGATCCGCTTTTCCTCCGGATCCGCCGGGTCCAATAGCCCGGTCCCGACCCGGCGGTCCTGGCGCATCGCGTCTGCGGCCATGCGCACGCGATTGCCGAGAGAGGGCGGCAGGATCGGCATCCGTCGCACCGGCAGGTCGTCCTCTTCCTCCTCGGCCACCTCCTCACGCTCGATCCGCCCGACCTCAGCGGCCGCCCGGTCCGCCATCGGCGCCGGCACATACTCGCCCCCGGTCAGCCACGCGATCAGCATCCTGATCCGCTCCGCGAACGCCTCCACCAGGCTCCGCACCCTGTTCCGCGTCTCCTCGACGACGTCTTTCATTCCCTCGCGCATCCCGATTTCTCCTCGTTCCGACGCCCGATCGGCGCCTCGAAAAAAAAATATCGCGCGGGCCAGCAAGAAACCTCCCGTCCTACCGCAAGGAATCTACACCGCCCTGTTTATGGGGGCGGTAAAGGAATACGGTTTTCTGTCCGCAAGGATTAGAACTCAGGTCTAGATCGCCGTATACGACTTTTACGGGGCGGTATTCGCGATGTTGACAAGAGGCCAGGTACTTGAACGGTGAACACTGAATCTGCATTCTGTTTTCGAGGCCCTGTGAAAGGGGGTCGGAAATACGGTGCATGAGGGTGCGCATATGAAGATGCCAAGGTACACGGAAGCGGAACTGGCGCTGCTTGCTGAGCGGTGGGGTGCTGGCGACAGCGCGGACGAGATCGCTCTTGCGATGGGCCGGACGACCGGCGCCATCGCCTCGGCGGCATCGAAGCGCGGGTTCGTCGGCGCCGCTTCCCTGGGCGAGGCCGCCGTCGAACTCATAGTCGAGCGCGCCGCCGGCGGCTGGTCCCCGACACGTCTCGCACGTCAACACGGCGTCCACGTCGCCGTCATTCTCCGCGTTCTCGCGCTCGACGCGCGGAGGCAGGCCGGCGCGGGTCGGAAGTGGAAGCGCCTGACGAAGTCCGAAATCGAGGAATTCGTCCGTCTATCGCGCGAAGGGCTGGCGCCGGAGGAGATCGCCCGGCTCACGGGTCGCTGCGCGAAGACGGTTCAGATCCATCTGCGGGCGAAAGGCTCGAAAGGCTCAGTTGCTCCCGCGCTTCGTCCGGACATCGCCGCTGTCCAGTCCGGCATCGTCGAGATGCTCGTCCGCTTCCCCGGCGCGTGGACGACGGTCGATCGTATCGCGGCACGCCTCGGCGATCGCGGCCTCGACGGCTACTCCGTGGAGAGCGTCAGGCGCTGCGTGCGCCGGCTCCGCGACGAGGATGCGGCGATTCTGCCGGAAGGGTACGTCGTCGAGTCGAAGAAAAGGCTCGGCACGCGGCTCAGGAGGGCGGCATGACCGAAGCCCGTACGCCCCGGATCGCGAACTTCCGCGGCGTCCTGCCGTGCAACAACTTCCTCTACCCGACCGAATCCTGGAACGCCCAGCATGAGGTTCCGGAGGTCAAGTTCCATGACTGGCGGATGTTCGTGATCCATCTCGAAGACGGCCGCTGGGCGACGAACGGCTTCGTCTGGAACATTGCCGCAGGCGTCGATCAGCACGGCGATCCCTGCGTCTTCCCGAACCGCTCGAAGGCGATCCGTGCGTCTGCCGCCGCCCTCGTCGCTCGCGCCCGTTACCGGATGGGCCTCGAGCCCGGCATGACCTATCACGCGTCGTCCGAGCAGGGCGCGCTCGTCATCGACTGGGCTCGACGCGTCGTCGAGCGCGAGACGAAGGGGCGGACGCGGCAAATGGACCTGTTCGGAGGCGTCGCCGCATGATCCGGACCACCGACCCTCGCCAGATGTCCTTTTCGTTCGACCCGCCGAAGTCGATCCTCGCCGTTCTCGTCGACGCCGGTATCGTGCGCAGCGAGACCGAACTGATGTGGCAAGGCATCCCGAACGAGATCGACGCTCCGGCCCCGTCCCGCGCCTACACCGCGCCGATCCTCGTCTACGCCGGCCGTATGAAGTTATCCTACGGCGGCGACGGGCGCGACCATCTCTATCGCCTCCCTGCCGCTCATGTCGGGGCCACGACCCGGCGGGTGATGGACCTCCTCGGCAGCCGGATCGAGGAGAATCGTTCGGGCGCCGTAGTCGATCACCGACCGTGGTGGCACGCCGTCGACCTGATGTCGGACGAATGGCTTCCGCATCTGCTGACGACGCGGCACATGACCGAGGACCCGTGCATCGAGCGCGCCGTCGTGATCTCGCTCGAGTGCGGACCGAACCGCATCCGAGGCGACATCAGCCTCGCGACCGCGAGGACCGCGCTTGCGGAGATCGGTTCTGAAGAGCCCGATGACCGGTCGGTCGAACTGCTGCTCGATAAGAAGCGCTTCGGCGTCCACTACGCCGACGGATGGGTGATCAATCCGCACCATGCGCCGGGAACGGGCTGGGCCATGGTCCACGGGCTTGAAGACAAATGGATCCAGCGCGGCCGCGACGGGTTCCTGCGGCCGGCGAAGAAGCTCCTCGAGGCTCGCGGCGAGGTGCTGCAATGACGTGGACGCCCCTTACCATCCGCCGCCTCGTCCTCCTCGCGGACTGCGGCTTCAGCATTCGCGAGATCGCTTTCCTCACGGGTCTCCGGCGCACGCAGGTCGCCGGCAAGCTTCACCGAATTCGGAGGTCCTCATGAGCATCCTCGCTGACCGCCTCCGCACCGTCCGCGAAGCGCGCGACCTGACGCAAGCCGACGTCGCCCGCGCCACGAACCTCGATCTCAGGACCGTGCGGGCATACGAAGCCGCCGCGAAGACGCCGTCCGCCGGCACTCTCGTCCGCCTCGCGTCCGTCCTGGGCGTCTCTGTCGATTACCTTCTGGGCCTCGTCGACGAGCATTGCGCGCACGCTTCGGCCGAGCGGTTGGTGCCCGGTTTGTCGAGGCTGGACAGCCGCGATCTGGAGACGGTCGCGGACCTCGTCGGGAGGTTCCTCGCCGCCGCGGAGAGACGCCGCGATCGAGCCGCCTGAGAACATAACGATAGAGCCGGGCAGCCGGCCGAACTGTCCAGAAATGTCAGCAACTTAGAAACGCGCAGGATCGCGCGAACGGAGAGACTATATGAAAATGACACCCGATCAGCAGAGCCGGTACACGCCGTTCGCGGCGCGCGTCGTGCTCTTCTTCTTCAAGCATGCCGATCCGACACGGAGCCACTTTTTCGCTCCGTGCGTGCGCTCCGACGATCCTCATTCGACGACCTACGACGATGCGCTCGCACTCGGGATGACCTATGACGAGCGTAGCGGGGACCTCGGCACGAAGGATTTCGAGATCGCCGCCGCGTTCGCCCGGCGCGACGATGTCTTCGTCACCCAAGCGGCGGCGGAGGCTCTCGCCAAAGCGGGCCATCCAGTCGAATTCGATCTCACGAACGACGAAGGGCTCGAGATCTCGCGGGGAGATCGGGGTCGTATCCGGCGCCTCGCCGTCTCGACCCAGAAGGCGATCGTCGAACTGCGGACCGCGACCGAGGACGAGATCCGGGCCTGCTATCGCGGCTGTTGGGACCTTTCCGTTCTCGATTTCGACTTGGGGAAGACCAGGAACGACGAAGGGTTCTCGCCCGCCCACACGTGGATCGGGCATTTCATCACGTCGGTCGCGGGTCACCGCTATCCCAGGACGCTGAAAACGGACGCGTGGGCCGTTCGCCTCGGGCGGCACTATCGGAATCAGCTTTCCGAGGATCTCCAGTCCCGGATCCTGAGCAATCGTAAGAAAGACCGCGAGGTCAGGGAACGCGAACTGGCGGCCGTCGCCCTCGCGGAGGCTGCCGCATGACCACGTACCGCTACGACCTCTCCGTCGACGGCCGCGAGCACGTCGTCCTCGACCGCTCCTCTTGGCGCCTGACCGCGCCCGGCCTGCTGATCGCCAGCACCATGGAGGACGGCCGCCCGGCCGTCACTCTGGAGATCGATCCGGATCATAAGCACGCCGCCGTCTTCGAGCAGTTCCGCGGCCTGCGCCTGCCGACCGATCTCAGCGACACCAGGTTGCTCGACGGCGTCGTGTCCGTCCTACGCGGGCTTCCGGTCGCGTGGTGGGATCTTACCGCCCGGATCATCGGCGGCCGCGTGCCCGAGGATCCTGACCGCGAATTCCATCTCGACCTGTGGGCGCGGTGCGCGATCGTCGACCGCGTCTACCCGACAAGCGACCTACTGGCTGCCTGAAAATTCCCTCAACTCCCCAGAACAGGAAGAACACCATGAACGCCTCCATGCACGCACACTACGGCAATCGGATCGCTATCTGCGAGACCGCGTCCTCCGGCCGCCTTCGCGCCGTCGTCGTTCCGGCCGAGGACGTAGATCTCATGTCCCAGGTTGCCGAAGCGCTCGGCCACGGTGTCGAGGAATGCTCGTACTGCGCAGCCGGCGACACCGGACTTGTCCTCTTTGTCATTGCTCATGACTATGCCGGGCCCCTCGGCGACGGCTCCGACGAGGAGTTTCGGCAAGCCGCGACCGAATGGCTGATCGCAGGATACGTCCGCCGCGCGAGCGATCGTGCGGCCTGACCGGCCTGAATTTTCTCAAACGCCTGAACTGAAGACCGGCATGCGCCGGCAATCTGAAAGGAAGACCAATGGCAAAGCGCAAACTCATCAGCCTCGATTTCGACGGCGTCCTCCACGCTTACACATCGGGCTGGCAGGGCGCCGGCCTCGCGAACGACGCCCCCGTTCCCGGCGCTCTCGATTTCCTCCGCCGCATCGTCGAGGACGACCGCTTCGACACCGTCATCTCCAGCAGCCGCTGCGACCGCGAAGAGGGGCGCGAGGCAATCCGGACGTTCCTCGATCGGCACCTCGTCGAGGAGTTCGGCGAGGTCGTCGGGCTGACGGTCTCGGCCGGGATCAGGGTCGGCGACGGCACGAAGCCGCCGGCTTACCTGCATGTCGACGACAGGTGCATGCGGTTCGACGGGACGTGGCCGTCGCTGGACGAGATCGACGCCTTCAAGCCTTGGAACAAGCGTGACGACATCGTCGCGGCGGCCGCGGCTGCGGGCTGGAAGGCAAGCCCGGCGCCGCTCCACGCCGTCGTCTGCGGCATTCCGGAGACCACCTCGTCCGACCCGGACCTCGCCGCCCGCGTCCGTGAGGTCCTCGAGCCCTTCGCCGCGGTCGCGGACTACCATGACGGTCAGATGCTCGATGACGACCACGTGGTCCACGGCGTCAAACCCCACGACGGCGTGCCCACCTATATCCGCCTGCGGGACGTCCGGGCTGCGCAAGCGCTCCTTCGCGATCTCGCGCAGGAAGACGACGGCCACTCCGACGACCTCGCGGAGATCTCCTCCCGCGTGATTGAGACCGCCACCGCTCAGACCGTCGCCGACGTCCCTGCCACCCGGCCGATGGCCCTCCACGCCTGCGACTGCGGAAAGCCGTATTTCGCGCCCGAGCCGAGGGAGGCGTGCCCGGAATGCGCGGCGGCGGCTTCTGTTAAGAGGCGCTACGCGTTCGGGACGAATGCCGACGGGAGCGGCCTCGAACTCTTCTTCATCGAGAAGCATACGGACGACGCGTCCGCGAAGAGCGCTGCGCTCTCACTGCTGCAGAACGAGGTCTATCGCGAGGAGGGTCTCCGGTTCTGCGAGATCGAGAGCGACGCGGAGTTCGATCTCGAGGATGTGCCGGCCGGACTGGACGTTCTCGTCGAGGTCGGCCCGGAGGTGATCGACGGCTCCTACCGTCTGCGACCGAACCAGATCGTGCGCGTCGTCGCCGTCTTCGAGGAAGACCAGGAGACAAACGCGGAAGCGGCCGCGTAGGCGTCGTCTCTTTCTACCGCATCCCGCACTGTGAATGAGCGGGTCGCCGTCGGCGGCCCGTCCGCAACCGGACCGGCAAGGAAAACGCCGGCAGCGCAAAGGAATTCCCGATGGCGAAAATCGAAAAGCGGCGGCATCTCGCGGTCTTCGGCGAGGCCTTCTGTCTCATGAAATACCGCGAGCCCGTCGAGGGCGGACGCGTCGAGTGGATCTGGAACTCGCGAGACGGGATCACCCCGTTCTGCGTCCTCGACCCGGAGCAGGCCGGCCGCTCCCCCCGCGAAGGCGAGAAGCCGATCCTCTGGCAGCACATAGACTGGAAGGAGGACGTCTGCGTTCCGAACTGGATCCCGGCGGTCGGGTCACGGGTCTTCGCGAATATTCCCGATTACGATCCACAGAGGGACGGCCCGCATAACGTCGAGACCGTCGTCGTGGACGAGGAGATGCACGATCGGTTCCGGCAGCGGGCCGAATGGTTCCCGATCGTGGTCTCGCGCCGAGCCGGGAGGGTCGCATGACCCATCCCTTCAAGAAGCAGGCCTTCCGGCATGATAGGGCCTCCGGCGTCATGGGCGACTGCTACCGTACCGCTCTGGCCTGCGTCCTCGGCCTCGACCGGGACGAGATCCCGCATCTTTTCCAAGACAACCAGAACTGCGAAGGATTGGAATTCGATGCCCTCTACAACCGCGAACTCGCGAAGCGCGGGCTGACGACCGCGCAGTTCTGTATGGGGACCGACCTCGACCTCGCGCTCGAATGCATGTCGAAGTGGGTCGAGCCCGACACGTGGTGGATCCTGTCGGCGACGTCCGGCAACGACGAGAATCACGCGTTCGTCTGCCGCGGCGATGTCGTCGTGTTCGATCCGAGCCAGAACGACGCCGGCATCAAGGGCCCGACCTCGACCGGGCATTACTGGGCGACCGTCGTGACGGTGCGCGGTCCGGACCTTCCGGCCGACGCCTTCGCCGGCGTCGAGGTCTACCGGCGACGGGAAAGGAGCGCGGCATGAAGACCACCTCAATGTCGATCGCCGAATTTCTCGACCTCGACGACGAGGTCGAACGGTTTCTCGCCACCGATCCGGATCATCATGTGATCAAGCGCGGCATGTGCACCCTGACGATGCCTGGCAGCGACGAGCCGCTCTGGAAGGGCACCGTTCGAAACGTCGTGATCAGCCACGAAGACCCGGATCGCGAGATCCGCAAGGAGAAAGAGGACGGCCTGAAGGTCACGATCTTCAGGAGGATTTCATGACCGGGCCGCGCGACACCACCGGCCGGCCGTCGCCGACGTTCACCGTCCGGAGCGCTCGCCGTGGCGTGGTCGACTTTCCCACGCTCGACGAGGCGGTGGCGTCCGCGAGGCGGGCACTGCTGACAGAGATGCTCTGTGGCCGGCCGTCCGAGGTAACGATCTCGACGACGGGGAGGACGGCATGACCGATCGGAACTACCACGAATTCCACATACGCTTCTTCTGCGACTGCGGATGGAGCGTGGCGCCCTGGAAGGGCGACATCTTCTTCAGCCGGCACGAAGTCTGTCCGAAATGCGGCAGCGACCAAAGCGCATGGAAGAAGAAGGTCGTCCGTTTCGTCTACGTACGCACGGAGGAGCGCGGGTTCCTCGGGATCCCGAAGACGCGGACCATCTTCGAGGAGGCGTCGTCATGACCTTGCCTCCACTCCGCGCTCACCACCTCGTCCTCGACGTCCAGGCCGACGACGCCGAATCCCTCGCGCGGTCTCTGGAAACGATCGCTTTCGAGATCCGCACCGGGCGACTGACGATCGGCATGTCCGGCGGCCACGACTCGGGATGGATGCATTCATACGCGGTCGACGGAACGCGGACGCATGCCGACTGGGCGAGAGAACTCGATCGGTGGCTCGCGGAACGGAATGTCGAAGACGCCTGAAGACGAAACGGCTCCGCGTGGTGCGTCCGGAGCCGTTGCCATTCTTTCGCTATGCAACCGAAATCGCTCAGGTGGATGCACGGTTCGCGCGGGACTCGGTCCTGAAAGCCGTCGGAAGCCCCTGAGCGCCGCGTCCTTTCCCCGTTCCGGGGTGCGGCGCGTGATCGCCGACCATGTCGTGGTACGCTGCGGGGACATCGGCAAGGCGTTCGGGCGCAGGAACAGGAAGCTTCCTCGTCGGCATGAGTCGCAGCGGCGAGCGCGCGGCGTCGCCGAAGATCTGCCTACGGATCTCTCTCGCAAGGATCTCAGCGATTAGGGACGGCACCGCGTTGCCGAGCATCTTCTGCATCTCGGTGCGGCCGAACTCCATATGCAGATCGTCCGGGAACGTCTGCAGCCGGCATAACTCCTGGAACGTCAGTTTCCGGCTGTTCCAGTGAAAGGGGCCGATCGCCGATCCCGGCTGAGCCTGGATCGTCCATGACGGCATCCGCTTCGACAGCTTCAGGAGGAACGACCAGTACCGGGTCCGCCACCCGAAAAGAGGCATCCCTCCGCCTCGCGGGGTGTGATGCAGATAGTTCTCGCCCTCTGGGATGGTCGGAAGGAGATCACCCCACTTGCCGCCGACCTTCAGTCCCGTGAGATCGTTCGGCTCCGGCAGGTCGCCGATCGCGTCCCACGCCGTCATCACCGGCTCGCGCGGCTCGGCGAAGAGGTCTCCCTTGCCGCCGACGCTCGCATGTGTCGGCTCGGGGAATCGGAACTGCCTGCCGTCGCGCGCACCGACAAGGAACACGCGTTCCCGGATCTGCGGAACGCCGTACTCGACGCATTTGATGACGCGCCAGGTGGGCTGGTAATTCGTGCCGACGGCCTCGTTGACCTGTCGGATCCCCTCGAGAAGAAGTTGAAGGCCCTCGTCCTTTCCTTCGTAGGCGAGACCGCCGACGTTCTCGAGCAGGAACGCCTTGGGGCGCGTGTCCCGCAGGACACGAAGGTATTGCGCCAGCGTCTCCGCCCGAGGGTCGTCGAGGCGCAGGGTGTCGCCCCGGACCCAGTAGCTGGATTTCGAGAAAGGCTGGCATGGAGGCCCGCCGATAAGCATGTCCGGTTCGCCCGCCGCCAGACCGGCGTTCGCGAGTATGTCCTCGGACGACATCGTCGCGATATCGCCTTCCATCACGTTCCAGGAAGGGCGATTCGAACGCATCGTCCGGCAGGCGAAGCGGTCAAGTTCGAGTGCGACGCGGGTCTCGAAACCGGCTTCCTCGAAACCGAAGTCCAATCCGCCGATGCCGCTGAATAGACTGATCGTACTGAACACGCCGGACAATCTCCCTCCGGTAGGAATTCCTTAACCATGTCGGAGGAACGTGCCCCTGGACACGGGGGACGATCGACATGCTACGAATCGACAAGAAGGTTGCGGAAAGCATTCTTCGCCAACAAGCAGCCCTATCGGAAAACGATCCGGGAGACGAGGGCTGGGTCGACCGTGTCGAGGAGTTATCCAGACTTTGCGAAGAGGGCGGCGCCCGGACGCACGTCGCCTTCCTCGGGACCGCGCTGCTGGCCAAATCGGTCGATCGGCGCGCCGATCTGAAATGGATCAAGCCGAAGCTCGCCCAGGAGGGCGAGGCGCCCTTCGCATTCTCCGCCCGTACCCTTTCGGAGCGCGTTCTCGTTCCCGTATCGGCGGACCTCGGTATCCATATCGGCATGACGTCTCCGCAGCCGCTGAACAATCAGCCGTACTTCAGAATGTCCTACCTCGGCGACGGCACTCCGATCTCCGCGGCCGGCCGCCCCGCGTTCGATTACATGCTCGGGCTGATCGACGAACTCGGCAACCTCGACGAGAACGCTTCCCGCAACGCCCTGCGTGCCTTCGTTGGTGTCCGCAGGCGATATCAGCCGCGATACACGGAGCGAGAGGGCGAACTGGTCTTGACCCCGCGCGTGCTGTCCGAGACGATCGCCACGTTCGTCGGGCGCAGATCGGAAAACGGAAAGCGGGCTCAAGCGTGCGTGGCCGCGCTGTTCGACGTGGCGTTCGGACCGGAAAACGTCGACTCCGGTCGGATCAACGACCCGTCCCGCGACAAGCCCGGCGACGTGAGCGTCATGGACGGGGACCGGGCATTCAAGGCGATCGAGGTCAAGGACAAGCCGGTCTCGTTCAACGACGTGCAGATCTTCGGAAAGAAGGTTGTCGATATGGGCCTCGTCGACGCGGCCTACGTCATGGTCGCTCAGCGGCAGGAAGTTCTCGACCTTCCCGCCCTGGAGCGGTGGGCGGATGGCTTCGGATTGTCGCTACGTCTGTTCTACGACTGGGACGAACTCGTCGAGGAGGCTTTATACTGGTCGAGGTTGCCTGCCCGCGAGGCCGCGAAGGTCGCGGTCGAAAGGATTCGGATTCGCCTCATCAATGTCGAAGTCGAGCCCGCAAGTCTCGAAGAGTGGTACGACGATCTCGCGGAGCATTCCGCTCCAGAAGAGGCACCCGCCGCTGGCCCCCGGTTCTGAAGGTTTTCCCACACCACGTCTGCCTGGAACTGGGGTGAAATCCTTCCTGCAAGGGGGGAAACCATAAACCATCCGCTCGATGAACGCCTTGCGCGTTGCCGGCCGCAGGCATAGTCTTCGGATGTCGCGTCCTCGACGTGACCTCTAGATCGAGGGCAGTGCCCCACAAACCGGTTCTTCCGGTTACGAAGTCGGCCCCTCCGCAGGATCCTGCGCGAGGGGCTTTCGTTTACCTTCTTTCCGCTCTGCCGTTGAATGCCGCGCCGCTCAAGGAATAGAATCAGAATCAGCGAGGCAAGGGCCGGTTCCGCCGGCATGCCCGTACCGGAGACTCCGCATGACTTATCGCCTGGTCGTCGAGACGATGACGCTCCCCGATCTTTCGAACGCGATGCCTGACGAGCCGTTGCGCCTTTCCGAAGCCGTCTGGCTGCCGTCGCTCGGCAGAAGGATTTCAGAGAAGATTTTTCGGACCGCTATCGCGAACGGTGACCTTCGAGCCGAGAGGCTCGGCCGCACGCTCTACGTGACGCCGGCCGCGATCGCCGAATGGCGCGAGAACGCCGCGGTGACGCCGGCCGAACGTTCCCGAGCGCCGGAACCTCGACGCGACGACGGCAGGGCGGCCGCGTCCCGAGCGAAGGCGCGTTCGGCTCTCGCCGCTCTGAAGGACGCCCGCTGATGCCTCGCCGTAGCGCTCCCGCCCGGCTCTGGCTTTTCCGACCGAAGACCCGCGCCGGCGTCGTCCGCCAGGCGACATGGTACGTCAAGCACGGCGACAAGCGATTCTCCACCGGTTGCCTCGAGGACGATCGGGCGGGCGCCGAGGCGGCGCTGGCGGACTATCTCGTCCGGGCGGCCGCCGAGGAGGACGAGGTCCGCGATCGGCGCGCCGGCGAGGTCCGGATCGACGACGTGATCTCGCACTATGCCGCGGAGAAGGCCTCAGTCGCCAGGCCGCGCGAACTCGGCGCCCGGCTCGGACGTCTGTTGGACTACTGGGGCGAGATGACGCTCGACGAGGTGAACGCGAGAACGTGCAAGGCCTACGCTCGGCAGCGATCGACGGTGCAGGCGGCGAGGCGGGAACTCGAGGACCTCCGGGCGGCGATCCGGCTGTACGCGAGCGAGGGTCTGTGCCGCGAGATCGTCGTCGTCTGGGTACCGGAGAAGGCCCAGGCGCGGGAAGGATACCTGACCCGCGACCAGGCGGCGTCCCTTTTGTGGCACCTGTGGAAGACCCGGGCGAAGCAGGGGAACAAGAAGACGACGACAAGGACGCTCAAGCACGTCGCTCCGTTTGTTCTCATGGGAATCTACACCGGGACGAGGTCGAGCCGGATCTGGAAAGCGTCTTTCGTGCGCCAGCCAGGTCATCCCTGGATCGACGTCGAGAACGGTGTCTACTACCGAGCAGCACCGAGAGAGATCGTCGCCCGGAACAAGCGTGCCGGCGCGATCCGGATCCCGGGCCGGCTGCTCGTTCATCTTCGGCGGTGGGCCCGCGAGCGGGACTATCTGGTGGAATACCGTGGCAAGCCGGCGAACCCGAAAAAAGCGTTGTACCGCGCCTTCGACGACGTTTTCGGCGACGACCACGATTTCGTCGTCCACAGCCTGAGGCACACTTGTGCGACCTGGCTCATGTGGTCCGGAGGGAACGTCGACGACATCGCGAGCTTCCTCTCAATGTCCCGGAAGATCCTTTTGGAGGTCTACGGTCACCACCATCCCGACGCCCATCGGCTCGTCGGCGACCTTTTCATGAAGAAGCCGGGTGATAGAAAAGCAAGCTAG